TTAGCCATAGGCGACGCGGGCAGAAATGCGTTCTGCTTCGATATCTGTTTGCTTGCGCTTCTTTGCCCCGCTTTTTCGGTCGCGCCCTGATTTTTGCGGCTCGACCCCGAAATGGGCGGATGCATTGGTAACATCCATTTGCAACAGCGCCGGATCGCCCAGCGCTATCGCCTCCGAGGGCCTTGAGGGCACAAACCCCAGAGCGGCGATGACCTGACTTGCGACTGCACGCGCCAGCGGAGGCGGAACAGCATTCCCGATCTGCCGTGCGCCGTGCCACTTCGTTGCATTGAAGCGGAACCAGTCCGGAAATCCGTGCAGGCGCGCCATCTCCCGGACCGTGATGCAGCGGTCGAACTTGAAGTGAATTGGCCGAGGGCTTGTGAATGCCCCGCGGGCGCCATCGGTGCCTGCGCGCAACGTGTTGGAGACTCCAGTTGATGGAAGCTTGAACAACCGGCTGATCGGCTCAACCTCGCCTTCCGCCGTTTCAGAGAATCTTCTCCGGGAAATATCAGTGTGATCCGTTCGCGCGCTGGATGTAAGGATCGAGGGATCCCACTGACGCGGGCGCGCGAAGTGCCAAGCTTCATTGGTCATGCAACGCATCTCGGCGGCATAGGCCGATGGTTTGTCAAAGCGCCGCGGCTTTACCACGTCGTTATTGGTCAGTTCTTCAAATAGTTCTGCGTCAGGCAGATCAGCCAGTGCATCAGCGCAGTTTGGGCCGACCTCGAGGTCTGGATTTGTTCGCCGACCGGCAATTGCCGTAATCGGCATCGGATAATCCGGCAGGGTCTCGCCTTTTTTCGCCCCAAACAAAATTAGCCGTTCACGCGATTGCGGCGTGCCAAAGTTACCAGCGTTTAGCACGCGCCACGGCAGGCGCACCTGGTAGCCTTTCTCGTCAAAGGCTGCGACCAGTTCATTCAAAACCTGCTTGTGGTTGCCTACCGTCAGGCCCTTCACATTCTCGAATACGAAGGTCCGGGCGTCCAGTTCACTGACGATCCGAACGAATTCAAGCACAAGCCGGTTTCGAGGATCGTCCAGAACACGATGACCAATCAATGAAAAGCCTTGGCATGGAGCACCCCCGAATACGCAGTCGACCCTACGGGTTCCAAGCCCAGCAGCCAGACGTATCTCCCGACCGGTGAGCTTTTCAACGGAGCGGGGAATGACGGCGGTTTGGGGGAAGTTGAACTTGTGTACCGCACAGTGCACAGGGTCGATTTCCACAGCTGCAGCGACATCGAAGCCAGCCTGTTCGAAGCCCAAGCTCATACCGCCTGCGCCTGCGAAAAGGTCTACCCCGATAGGTCTGCCCATGCCACACTCCCTTTGTTCTCCTGCAAACTACAGGGGCTTCGTTGATTTTGCCAGCGAAAGCGGATGGTTCCGGGTGACGAGGTTGATTTCTCCAGCCCCAAAGGTCGACTTGGATTACCTCCACGGCCGCGTCTTCGGCATGGCCGCCGTCACCTCGACCTCCCGTAGCATCCCGCCCGCGATCAGACCGTCCCTGACCCAGCACAGCGCCTGCCACCACTCGTCATAGCCGCGCCGGGCGGCCTCGATCTGCTGCGGATGCGGCGAGAACGTGACCGGGCAGGCCAGGATGTCGATGGTTTTCCAAGTGGCTCGCGCGCCCAGGCCACGGACCCTGATGCGCTCGGTGCCCACGACGATGGTACCTGCGTGCGTGCCGTGCTGGTTCTGCTTGACGATGGCGGGCACGCAGCGCGGGATGGCGTCGGGCATCCAGTCCGGGGTCAGCCCGGCTCGGGCCAGTTCGGCGACGCGGATCGCCATGCGCTTGCCGCCGAGGCTGTCGGGGATCCCGGCGACGGTGGCGGCGATTACCTCGGCGTCCTCGTGCGTGTAGCCGCCGATCTTGTGTTGGCCGCCGTCGATCTTGCAGCCCAGCACGGCGCGCTGGAGCAGGACGTATTCAAGGCCGAAGCCGAAGCCTTCCTCGATGATGTCCAGGGGCAGAGGTAGGTCCAGCTGCGCCTGTTCCACTCGGAACGCCCATTCCAGCGCCGCCTGCACGCCCAGCGCGCGCTTGATCCTGGTGCCGCTAACGCGTCCGTGGAAACTCATGACTGCAATCCTTCAAGGAAATCCATCTGCGCCGGGCGCTGGGCCGCATCAGTCGGCCGCCAGATCCACGGGCCCGAGGCCATGGGCAGCTGCGAGAGAGCGCCACGCATGTGCTGCTGCCAGAGGGTGAACTCCGTTTCCGAGCAGGCGCAGAGCGCGTGCCCGATGGGCCAGCCCATCAGCCATCCGACGAAGAGCGGGTTCAGCCGCCGCCGTGCCCGGCCCTTTAAGATCCGCCGCGAGACGACGCGCCCATGCGAGGCAATCATCGAAGCCCACAGCGGGCGCGAGATCGGGGCGTGCGGCAAGGACCGTCGCCCATCCTGCGAGATCGGTGGGGCAGGGCGGGTGAAGCCCTGTTCCGCCCGATAGTGCAGCAGGTCCATTCGGGACTTGCCGTCGGTGCGGGTGATGCTGGCCTCCGAACTGCCTTTCCAGTTCTGGGCGGCGGGGGTCGGCCAGTGGTTCGGCAGGGCTTTCGCGATGCCCAGCGCCAGCGCCTCGGCCTTTCGGGTGAAGTCGCTGTTCCCGGCCGGGTTGTAGCTGGCGGTGCCGGGATGCAGGCTCATCGGTGTGGGCCAGGATGAAGATTCGCAGCCTCTCATGCGGCGCGCCGACCTCTGCCGCCGAGAACAGGCCCGCCGCAGGCGTGTAGCCCAATCCCCAAAGCTCTCGCAGGTCGGTCTCGAGGCCGAGGGTGACGTGCCCGGCGACGTTTTCGAGAAAGACCCATTCGGGGCGGCATTCGCGGACGACCCGGGCAACGTCGGGCCAGAGGTGGCGGGGATCGTCGGCGCCACCGCGCTTTCCGGCCGCGCTGAAGGGTTGGCAGGGATATCCGGCGAGGACAGCATCGAACGCGCCGCGGAAGGTGCGGGCGTCGAAGCTGCGCAGGTCGGTCCAGATCGGGGCCGGGGCGAAATACCCCGCGCGCTGGGCGGCGACGAGGACCGCCCTTGGCCAGTCCTCCCATTCGACGAAGGCGCGGGTGTGATAGCCGGGTTCGGCGAGCATGAGGCCCAGATCAAGGCCGCCGCCGCCTGCGCAGAGGGACAATCCGTGCCGGGGACGTGACACCATGCCATTCACCGCACCCCGCGCTCGCGCAGGCGTTCGGCCGTCACAAGCCCGCGGGCCAGCATGGCGTCGCGCATCGTGTTGCTGATCGCGCTGACCGGCAGGTAGCGGTCGGAGTTGACCAGATCGGCGTAGAAGGCAGGAAGGTCGGTGATCGGCTTCGCAGCCGGGGCGGGGGCTGCTTTGGGCTTCCGGCGCTTCCGCCCGGCATCCTCGACCTTGCGCTGGGCGGCGCGTTGCATCGCCCGGTCCAGCGCTTTCGGCCCATCGGGTGGTTCGGGGTGTTCCTGGCGGCTGGCCTCGGCCGCGGCGATGATCTCCGCCTCGGTCAGCCCCAGTTCGTCGCGCCAGCGCTGGATGTGCAGCCGGGGCGGCCAGCCTTGCCACCAGCCGGGCAGGGCGGCGGGGTCGAGGCCGAGTGCTGCGAGCAGATCCCCGAAAACCTCATCGGAAATCGCCGCGCGCGCCTGCGCGTCCTCCTCCTCCTTTACTGGTTTACTTAGAGGTTCCCTTACAGGGTTAGTGTCCGAAATCCGGACACGGCTTTCGGGATTTTCCGGACACGGGTCGGCCGGAAAATCGGACACGGCTTCCGCACCAATCCCGTGTCCGAAATCCGGACACGGCAGAGCATCGGCCGCGGCATCGGGGGGCGAAACGCCTGCATCAACGGTGCTTTCTGCGCCCTCGTCTTCGCCGTGTCCGATTTCCGGACACGGCACCACAGCCACAGGTGTGAAGCCCGGCTCGAACCCCAGGATGTAGCGGGTCGGCAGCTGGCGCTTGGTCACGGGATCGAGCCGCGGCACGCGCCGCAGCAGGCCCACGGTCTCGAGCTGGCCAAGGTGATCGTTCAGCGTCGACCGGCTGATCTCGCAGTCATGTGCCAGCCGATCCTGCGAGGGAAAGCAGCCGTAGTCCGGGTTGAACCGGTCGCAAAGGTGCCAGAGCACGATCTTGGTCGTGGGCTTCAATCCGCGCTGCTTGATGGCCCAGTTGGTGGCCTCGTGGCTCATGGCGCGGGCCTCCGCGGGGCAGGGGAGATGCGCGTGGTGAAGCCGTGATCGGCCAGCGCGCCCAGCGCGTCGTCGAGGCTGCGGACCAGCGCCCAGCTGAACCCCTGCGCCTGCACCGCGTCGCGAAATGCCTCCTGCCCCGGCCGCAGCCGCCCCTTCGGCGCCTTCAGTTCGAGGAACAGGACGCGGCCCTCGCAGATCACCATCAGATCGGCGAACCCGGCATGGACGCCCATGCCGACAAGGATCGCCTGGCGCTTAGCCCCACGGGGTCCGGCCTCGGTCACTTCGTTGGCGCAGTGATGGATGATCGCGGTGCGGGGCAGGGCGATGCGAAGCCCCTGCACGACGGCGCGCTGCAGATCGGCCTCGGGGGTGCCGCGGCGCATCATCGCGCGGCCCTCCCCTGGTCTTCGCGCTGGGCACGTCGTACCGGCGCCCGCGCATCGACGACGACCTGCAGGCGCAGGGCATCAGCACGCTCGCCCGGGGTCTCGCCATATCGGGCAAGCACGTTGCAGGCGAGCCGGATCAGGAGATCGCTGTGATGCGCGACGTCGGCGATCACGGCGCGGGCCTCGGCCACGCGGTCGGCGGGCCAGGCGGAACTATGGGGCTGGATGGTCATGACCGCCCCCGCGTCTTGCGCACCGGATGGGCCTGTTCCTGCGACCGGATCCACTCCTGAATGGCGGCGCGGCGATAGAAGGTCTTTCGACCTATGCGTGTGCAGGGCGGTCCCTGACGGCGGGCTTCCCACCGGGACAGCGTGTCGGCCGTCAGGCCCAGCGCGCGGGCCAACTGCTCCCGGCTGATCCAGTCGGCCAGCAGGTCGGGGATGTCCTCGTCAAGATCGGTCTGAATGTCCTTCATGGGCTGCTCCATTCGCCTTTCGCCCCTCTGGCGGGGGTCGGTTCAGCGAAGCAGAGCGCGAGGACCGGAAGACAGGCGGAAGGTGGAATTGCAGGCCGCTACTCCGTTCCACCCCTTGTTTCATTGGGTTTTGTTCCGGGATTCCAGACAGGATCACCGCAGGAATGCGCCTCCGCCACCACCACCCGTGTCGGTTCCGGGCGGCGATCCATGCGCCAGCGTCACCACCCTCTCCGGGGCGGGCGGGTTGACCGTTGTTCGAACGGACTCACCGGTTCTGCCGGGGGCGGAACTGCCGGAATGGGATGTTCCGGTCGCGTTCCGCAGGCGTTCGACGATATCCACAGAAACCCACCGACGATGGTCGAAGCGCACGGGATACCTGTTGCAGACTCGCCCAGCGGCTGAGTAGATTCGCCGTTGAGCAGTCCATAAGAATCGAAAAGACGAACGCAGTCGGATGCGCACGCCGGTCACGGTGTGCCTCTGGCTTACAGGCAGTTTTCCTCGACGACGTGCTCTGAACCCTGAGTCAGCCCACGTGCTCGGCACGGCGGGTCATTTGTAACCTGCATGCCGACGGCCCCGGCCGAAGGATGCCGCATGTCTGAAAGGAGTTTCCCAATGCCTCTGCCGCCTGTCGCATTTTTCTCGATCTACGAAATCGCCGTGCGCTGGGGTTGCCCTCCGGCCGATGTAGCGGGCTGGGCAGCGGCAGGGCATCTGCATGTCGTGGCGGGCATTCCTCCCGTCCTCTGCGGTGACGAAACGGTGGCCGGTATGGTTCAAGTGCCGATGGCGGAACTGATGGGGATGTTCCGGCGGATGGGCCCGAGCGACGAGCAGGCGCCGCTCAGGCGGGTCATGCCGCTCGGCAGTAAGACGTGGCTCACGATCACCAATCCGGCCGAGGGCTTGTTGGTCCGATCCTCCGACCTGCTGCTGGATTCCGGAACGCTGCAAGCCTTCGAGGAGGAGCGCGATCTGCTACGGCGCCCGGCCTCCACTATCGGCGCCAGCCCGCGATATGATTGGGACGCGATGTATGCGTGGCTGACGTGGTTCCTGTTCGAAAAGGGGGTGCCCGATACCCAGTCCGCGCTGGTTTCACTGGTGCAGGACTGGTTCGTCCAGAACTCGAAGTCGGGCGAGGTGCCGGATGAAAGCACCATCCGCAAGCGGCTGTCCTCGCTCTGGCGCAGGTTGCGCGGCGAGGATGCCGCGTAAGGTTCAGGCCGATTTCGGTAGGTCGGTCCCCTCCTGCGCCGCGTCATGCACAAGGCGCGGCCGCGGGCGCAGGAGGCTGGCCACCGTGTCGACGCCCGCGCGCAGGGGGGAATCCATCAGGTGCGCATAACGCTGGGTCGTCTGCATCTGGCTGTGGCCCAGCAACTTACCGATCATTTCCAGAGACGCGCCGCCGCTGACCAAGAGCGAGGCGAAGGTGTGGCGCAGGTCATGGATGCGGACGTCGGCCAGCCGGGCGTCCTTCTGCACCTTGGCCCAGAAGCGGCGGATTTCCCGCACGGGCTGGCCGACGGTGTCGCCGGGGAACAGCCACGGATTGCCGCTCGGCACCGCCTGCTGACGCAACCGCACGATGGCAGCCACATCCTGCGAAATCGGGACGCGGTGGATCTTGCGCTGCTTGGTGGTCGAGGCGGGTTTCGACCAGATGGCATAGTCGAGGTTGAACTGTTCGAACCGCGCGGTGCGAACCTCGCCCACCCGCGCGCCGGTCAACATGCACATGCGGATGATCGCCGCGGCGCGCTGATCCTCGGCGCCATCCAGCACGGCCGCCAGCCGTGTCAGCTCTTCGGGCGACAGGAAGCGCTCGCGGGCATGTTCGATGCGACGATGGAACCCCTGCGCGGGGTTGTCCGTCCGCCATTCCCATTCCATGGCGAGCGTGAACATCTTGCGCAGCACCTCACCCATGCGGTTGGCGCGGATCGGGGTGGGCTTGTGGCCCTGCAGTTTGCGGGCCCGGTTGTTGGGCTTCGCCTTGCAGGGGCGGGGCCGCCCCTCGGCCACGAAGTCGAGGAACCTCGCGACGTCAGATTTGGTGATCTCCGTCACCAGCCGGTTCCCCCAGGCCGGTTCGACCATCTTCTTCAGCATCGAGACCTGGTCGCCCGCGTTGGTCTTGGCCAGTTTCGGCAGATGCTCGGCGATGTAGCGGTCGATCATGTCGGTGACCCGCGGCGCCCCGCGCCACTCATCCCGCGCCGCCAGAGGATCCTGCCCCTCGTCGATGGCGCGCCGCAGTTCCTTGGCGCGTTCGCGGGCGGCCGTGACGCTCCACTCCGGCCAGCGCCCGATGGTCATCCGCCGCTGCCGCCCGGCATGCCGGTAGTCGATGGTAAAGGTTCGCGCGCCCGAGGCTTGCACACGGGCGGCGAAGCCGATCACCTCCGTGTCGAAGATCTGATAGCTGACGCCGGGCTTGGGCTCCGCCTCGCGCAGGGTTTTCTCATTCAGTTTCAGTCTCTTGACCATCCATCTCGCCTCCTTGCCCGACGACACAGGCTTAGACCCGCGCCACTATCAAGTCGGACCACGAGGGCGGGACCGGAATACAGGCGGAAGGTGGAACTGGGGCGGGGTGAGGCGTTCCGCCTCAAGAAATCAATAAGTTACCGCCTTTGAGTGTTGAGCTGCACGCCGCCACCCAAAGAATTCTTCTCTTTCTCAACCCACCTCCAAAGTTATCCCTCCAAGGACCCTCGTGCGCCACTGGGGCGCCAGAGAGGTAGAAAATGATCTTCATCGTCATCGCACTCGTCGCCGGGCTCATCGGCGGCTTCATGGCATCGGCCAAAGGGAAAAACGTCTTCCTGTGGTTCATCCTGTGCGGCCTGTTCCCGATTGCCATCGTGTTCCTCGCCTTCATGAAGGCCGAAGTTGCGCAGCAATCCAATACCGAGGGAGGGCCGACCGTCTGATCAATGATCTGGCGGTGCGCGCGCTGTTCCGGGCCGCACCGCCGCCCCAAAAAAGCTCCCCAAAGAAAAATTCACCACCGACGCACCAAGTCCGAAAACCTCCCCCCAAGAAACCTGGTGAAGACACCAACCCAACCGAACAACAGAGAGAAACAGACATGATCATCCGTACACTGCTCACCACCGTCGGCGCGTTGACGACCGCCACCATCGGCTACGCCGCGCTGACCGTCACCGCCCCGAACGCCGCCGACAAGATCGAGACCCTCGTCCGCGACATCGGCTTCGGCTGGACGGCCGACTCCTGTGAGGCGAACCCCGAGGGTTGCCTGAACAGCCGCTTCACCGAACTGTCCCGACTGGAAAAGGAAGTCGCATCCTCCATCAGGGCCATCCGCAGCGAGGTTGACCGCCTCGACACCCTCGTCGCCGAGCAGGAGGAGCTGGTCGGCAAGAATACCCTGTTCCTCGAGCAGGGCCGGGCCGCCTACAAGGCGCGCGAAAGCACCCTTGCGCCGGTGGGCGAAGCGCCCCGCGGGATCGAGTTCGCCGGGCGGACTTATCCCGATCTGGCCAGCTTCAAGGCGCAGCTTGCCCTGCTGTTCCAGGAAAAGACCGTGCTGGAACAGAGCCTCACCTCGGCGCGTGACCTGCGGACCAAGCTGCAAGCGCGGCTGGACGAACTGATGATCCAGGCCGGGCAGATCACGCTCGCGAAACGGGTCATCCCGGCGCAGCTGCAGCTGGTTCGGGCGAACCAGACGCTGGGCGAGTTCTCCGAGAACCTGACCATGATCGATGGCGTCATCGAGGGCAGTGTCGAGGGGATTTCGCAAAGCGACCAGCTGATCCGCACAACGCGTGATCTGATGGCCGACTCGACGCAGAAACCTGTGGCCGCAGAGGGTCAGCAAGCGTTCGAGGACTTCCTGAAACAGTGATCGCCTTGCTAGCTTGCCTCAAACAACAGCGATTCTTTCGGATGCTTGCGGGCATCCGAAAGGCCACAAACAGAACCAACATGGAGCCGATTTTATCATGCTGAACCGTCCTGCCCGACTGACTGCTTCGATTGCCGCGATGCTGACTGCGACCACGGCCATGGCCGAGCCGACCATTGAAGAACTCGACATGCGGATGCGCGCCATGGAAAATACCATGCAGTCAATTCTGGAGTTGCTGCAAGAACAGCAGGCAACTGGGACTTCTCCGGCCGTAGCACCTTCGAACGATAGTGCCGAAGCGCCTGCCGCAGTTCCAGCGGGATATCAAATGGGCGCGCTCTATCTAGACGTGTTCACAAGAACTTTCTCAAACAATGAGTACACTGATATGTTCTACAATCCGGGGAAGCTTCCTGATGGACCAATGGGCGTGCCGTCAGGAAGTGCTATTTCGAAAGTAGGTGGTGCCTTCTCGTTCGGTGCATTTTCTGAAGAAGCCACGCTATCGCAGTTTAGCAAGGCAGATGCCTTGGTCGGCGTCCAATGGTCGGGGGTCATTGAGATTGAGGAAGAGGGGCCTCACACAATCTCAATTCAACTGAAGAAAGGAAGCAAGTCTGTTGGATCATGCCGCTCCGTACTCCGACTGAGCGGAAAGATTATTGCGGACGCCAAGGGGGACTATCGTGGCGACAACGACGAGCAGATCGACGTAGCTCAGACCACTCAAGATCTCACAACTGGCCTCTATGATTTCTCACTTTGGACCACGTGCGTCAATAATCGCGAAAACGCCATGCAAGTAGTTTCAACTGAAGTCTCCATCGCAGCTCCAGGTGACCGTGCCCCGAAGCCGATCTCGCCGGAGCGGTTCGGGGTGCAGCCCTGATCTGGTGCGCGACCGAAGTCCCCACATTCAAACACAGGAAACCCTATCATGCGAGTTCCCCGCTTCCTCCTCTCCTCCGCAGCAATCGCCTGCTGCCTGTCCCTCCCCGCCGTCGCCGAACCAACCAACGCAGAACTTGACCAGCGACTTCGCGCGGTCGAGGGAAACATCTCTGCAATTCTTGAACTGCTGAAAGCGCAGCAAGCAACCACGTCTTCCGATGCGCTCGCTGCGGCAGCGCCAGAAACTGGGTACAGTTGGGGTGGGCTCTATTTGGATGTCTTCCTCCTTCCACTCTCCGAACAAGAACTATCCCTAATCTATGAGGCTAAGCAGGACATCCCCTCTGCTCCGCAGAACAGCCCGGTTGCCAGTACAACTGTGAAAGCTCCTACATCGTTCAAGTGGGGAGCCTTGTCACAACAGGCCGAACTCTCGAGATACGTCCAATCTGAGAACAGCTTGCAAGTTAGATGGTCTGGCGTTTTCAACGTCATAAACGATGGAAAACATACATTTGTTCTGAACCTCTTTCGGAATGGAGGAGAGTTTGGTCCTGCTATGTGCCGGTCTGTATTGGCAATAAGTGAAGAGCCTGTACTTGACATTGAAGCTCGTCCAAAAGGTGCCGTTGATTTCACTCGCACCGTGCGCATACCTGGAAGACCCACGGAGTACCTCCCATTCGATGTCAGCAAGCAGACGGACGTCGACTTGGTCCAAGGCGTTTATGACATCTCCATTTTTCTGACCTGTTTTGGGAACAGAGAGGATGCCATGAAGGGCACGCAAGTCGAGTTGCGTCTGCTTGAGCCTGGCGACCGTGCGCCCAAAGCGATTTCCCCCGAACGCTTCGGCATTCGCACGTGAAGCCATGAGCCATTACGACGAAACCCACTGGTACGGACCTTACGGCTGGCCGCGGCTGCGCGGCCAGATCGTGAGTCTCGCCGTCCAGCTGCTCCCCGCCTTCCGCGAAGCATTGCTGACGCCGGGTTGCGACGAGATTGCTTCAGCCCGCTACTTCGCAGCGTCCCTTGTGGCCGAACTCGGCACCATCGTCGAAAACCGCGTGAGCGCCATGCTTGCGGTCATCGAGGAGGCGAGGGTGGACGACGAGCCAACCGTTCGCTTCAACTTAAGCAGCGGCATGTGGGCCTACGCCTTGCCGTTGTTCGGCGATACGGAACCCTTGGTAACCGCGCTGGCGAGGGATGCTGCCATCATCCGGGGAACGACGAACCGCAGCGTACGGGCCGAACAAGCACTTGGGCAGGCGCTGCGCCAGTTCCTGGAAGAAGCTCGGCGCGAGGCAAGCCCGGGCTCGGCCCACCGGCTGAAGACCTGGGAGGCGGTGAAGAGGGTGAGCGACACCATTGCGACAGCGCCTGAAAACGCCAACACGCCGCTTGCTCTGCGCGGATCGGATGAGCACGTGCTTGCGGTCTTCGAGAAGCTGAAGGTGCAGTACGAAGGCAACAAGAACATTCCGAACCGCACGCTGGCGGGCCTTTGGGCCTATTTCGAAGAGTTCCTGCCGGAATGCCAGGATAAGGCCGCTGCAGAGTATGCCAATGCGCTGACGACGCTTGCGATGGAGAATGAAGAGGCCCTTGTTCGCGACCTGACCGGGAACTTCTGCCTCGAACAGCTTCGCAAGAAGGAGCCGGAACTGTTCGAAGTGCTGGCCGTGGATGCAGGTCTTGATGAGGCGAACGGCGAAAAAAAGGCGGCCTATATGACCCGAAAAGGGATTGGTCGAGCGACCTTCAACAACCGATACGAACTGGGTGCTGCGGCGATCCGCGAGTGCTTCGACAAGACGCTGCGGTACAAACTTCTGGGGCCACAAATCCTATGAACAAACGATCGAAACTCTTTGCAGATATCCTGCGCGGCCAAGACTCGGCAGAAGGTTCATTCACAGATGAGCGGATTAGGTCCGCTCTGGCTGGAAACCCGCCCTTGTCAGTCGATGAACGATTGGTTCTGTGGTCGTCGCCTGATGCACGAGATCATTTTCTGGCTGTGCGCCGGGAGGTCCGGCGAGAGCTCGCTGAGGCTTTCGCGGGCGCTGGCCTCGGCTACTCGGAGCGCAGACTGGCGGCGTCTGGTGACGGCGACGACGTACAGCAGGTCGAGGGCAAGGGATTTTCTGTCGTAGTCTTTCACGACAATCTTCCGGGTGCAGAATGGTCGATCTTGTGCCAACTGGAATCGACATACTTGGCGACTCTCCCTCCAAGGACTGTTGTGACACTGCGGGACAGCGGTGGCCTTATCTGGGCGTCGGGCGTGCCTGATGATCAGGGGTGTTTCGGCGGGGCTTGGACAGAACAGTCCGAGGCTCCTGCAGAAAGGCTCAAGGGGCACACCCTGCGCCTGGAGCTGCAATAGTACTATTTGGGAAACTAGAGAGGCCTCGGAAAATCGTGAGTGATAGCATTCCTATTGGACCGAACGGGATTCTTGCAGAGGTCCGAGCTGTTGCTCTGCTCGAGCTCTCACTGAGTATAAGGTCGATCTTGAGGCACAACTGGGGAAACGGTTGGCTTCAGCGGCTAAACACAGTCGCCAAAATTTGGGATAATACTACTAAGGAGTCCCGCGATGGATCACAGAGGAAGAAACTGATACTTCAGTTTACCGAGCATGGCTTCAATTGTGATCACAATCAGGCCATGGTGCTTCTGCAGCAACTGGTAAACAAAACATTTCTATCGGAATTTGCGCCAAAAAAAGATGAGTTGCTCAAGCTTGCAAGTGAGAGGATCGAAAAGAGAAATTACTTAGAACACAATCCCTTCCTTCCTCCAACGCAAGAGGAAGTTCTTGAGGAAGTGAACGCAACCGTTTCGTTCCTCGAAATGGTTGGTAGCACTTCAGGAATTGAAGTTCTTAGGAAGCTTTCTGCATTGATCAGTTCAGATGAAAAACTGATCATTACAGCTGAAAAATACATGAATAAGGGCGCGGATGCTGGCTCTGTACCGAAGGATGTTGCAGCAATGCTCTCCATGATGCAGGAATTGCTTTCGCATGCCAAGCAAGCGCAACCAGGGCTGTCGAAAACGGATAAGGATGAGATTGCCGGGCTCGTTGCTGAGGTTGTTCAAAACCAGCTTTCCGCCCGGCCACAAGTAGTTCAACCGGCACCGGTCCTGAACGGGCGTCGCAGATCTCCAATTCCATCCCCTGCCAAGGGCGTCGTCCTGTTCCCCATCGTATCAGCCTCGTCAGAAGAGGAGAGCGATTTTGGTGTCGTCAAGACGCAAGTTATTCCGTCCCTAGGTGAAGTAATAACATTTGGATCGACGTTTCCAGAACCGACGCGACGGAATGCTTACCAGAGGTTCATATCTGAGGCGCGCCACCGCGAGATGGACGGATTGAGTGCCGAGAAGTCAACGCGTGCATCTCTGGACCCAAGCGACTTTTCCGGCAACAGCTACGCCTTGGCGGCAGCTATCGCCGACAAGTCAGCGCGCTATGGTCTCTCCAACGACTTTGCGGAGAGACACGTCGTTGCCACTGGTACTTTGGAGCGGGGCGGGCAGGGTGCCGTTGTCGAGATCGATGATTTCCCGCAGAAGGTCCGGTTGCTCGTTCGCTCTGCACCTCCGGGCGCACTCTTCATCTTCCCAAAGGCAAACCTTGACGCTTCGGATGCTCAGACACGTGAACTTCTGAACAAAGGCAACTTTGAGTGGCGGGCAATTGCTCATGTCGATGAGTTGCAAGATATCTTCGCCGCGGTGGCTGATCCTGTGCTCCCGGGCGAAAAGACTCGCCCGCGAGTTCTCACACCAGCTGGTGATGAAGTCGTCGACACGAACGGTGATGCTGCTCAGAGCAGCGCAGGTGTCGCCGCAATCCGCGCGGGACGACCGGCGCTCGCTGCAGCGGTCATTGCAGGTGTAGTCCTCCTGGGCGGAGCGTTCGCGGCAAGCGAGTGGTACGGTGCTTCCAGACTGGACCCGATTCAAGCTCAGGCGAGTGATGAACGGCTAGCCCGCCTCGCGGAGGGTGCATCGAGGATATCCAAGCCCTTGGATTCCGCGCCGAATTGCCGGGAACTGCTTGCCGCGTCAACAGCACTGACGGATGTTGATCGCGACCGGATGCTTCCGGTGCATGACAGTGCTGTCTCTGCTTCTTCCGACTGTGCTGCCGCGCTGAAGGAAAGTGAGCAGAAGTGGGCCCAGTTGGCTTCGGCTGCGTCGATGATTGCGAAAGGGGAGGCAGTTCCGGTGGATCAGATCTCTGCACTTCGGGAGTCCTTTGGTGTCTTCGCATTGTCAGACGCATCAAGCTCTGACAGGAAAACGATGCTCGCATCAGTTGACGCTTACCTAGGTGAGAACCTCACCCGGCAGGGACGGTGGGAGGCCCTTGCTGAGGCCATTACTGCATGGCGGTCGAATGAGGTTTCGCGTCTCGTTGATGATGTCGCCAATACATACGCCGCACTTACTCCCGAAGACCGGTCTCTGGCATCTCAAGAACAGAAGGTGTTGATGTCCGCAGGCCAGTCGGCGCTGGCCGCACAGCAGGCGAGCGATCGACGTCTGAGTGATTTGGTTGCATCAAGCCGCCGTCTTTCTGCTGAGCCCGGGGCGGCTGCGGTAACTTCGGCGAACGCTGCACTTGGTGCATTGCTTCCTTTGGATCATGCGCGTGCAGATGCAGCCGAGCTGGATGCAATATCTGCAATCGAAGCAGCTTTGGCAGCCGCGAAGTTCCAACGGCTGTCCCATTCGGCTTCGGTGTTTCAGAAAACGCGGAATCGAACAACTGCGCGCGAGCTTTCCGCTGCTTCGTCGGAACTTTCTGAAGAGGAACTGCGCAAGGCGCCCACAGACATCGCCGCTGCAATTTCATTGGCTGTCGAGGCACAGTTGGAATTGGTACAGAGTCTGGCACGTGAACGCCGGGTAGTCGATGCGGTTCGGTCTGTTGACGCGGCCGAGTCTTCATCCAGTGGGCTTGCTTCCGCCTACGGAGAACTTGTTGCCGCAGTCGAGGAACTCACTTCGTTTGATGAAGTGGACTCCAGTGCAGCATTGCGTGCGGCGGTCACTAGGTCGGATCGGGTCCGACGTCTCTTGTCCCAGAGCGATGTGCGTATTCGTGAGGTCATGCGCCTGGCGGAACAATCGGCAGGTTATGGCCAGAGTGTTCCCCCCGCGATCGGCCAAGCGTTTCAGGCCGCTAGATCTAGTCTAACGACTCTGGACCTTGAACGCCTTTCAGAGGATCAAAGGCGGCTTCTCGACAGCGTTTGCGGTATCAGTGGACCGCTTGCACCCGGCGTCCTCGCGCCAGCGGACCGCTGCGTAAACCTGACGCAGCGCAGCCAGCCTTGGGTTCTCAAGCCGTCCGCACCGGCGCCGTGATGGGGGTTTGGATTATGTGGCCTCGGTTGCGTTCTCTGCTTGTCAACGCCTGGTCAACCGATGGTTTCGGTCAGGCGCTGCCAACTCCCTTCGAAAAACGTCGAAACTCGATAGGCGTCATGGGATATGGTAAACATTACAAACGGTTGCGCAATAAGTTCCTGTTTTCATTGATCCCATCCCTGTGCCACAGTAACGGCTCATAACCTGAAGGTCGTAGGTTCAAATCCTACTCCCGCAACCAAATTACCGTTGGATAACAAAGACTTGGAGTCCGACAAAAACACTTGTGTATAGACACCAGCGTTTTACCTCAACGCCACCTCAACGTTTGACGAGTCCCCCCTGAAAAGCGGGGGCTTTTTGCGTTTGGGGGGAACGAAATCCATCTGCCCATCGTCTCAGGCAACTCGCAGTTGCGTGCGCATCCGGTTCCAGCCATCATCATCCCGTAGTTCTCTAGACGGTGAATTGACGACGAAGGATTTTGCCCTCGGATCAGCACCTCGCAAGCAGATAAACGGGCAAACGATGAAGCAGGACGACTTCCGGAATTGGCTGATGGCGCAGGGGCAGACGGATGCGACCGCTTCCTCTCGCGTGAGTAGTGCCAAACGCGTTGAACAGTACCTCGGCGATCTGGACGAGTTGTTCGCGCAAGAGGATCGGGACAGCGTCCTGAACCGATTTGCCTACACCGCCGAGGATGAAAGGGCAGAACGCCCCAATCCCTCGCCTGTTCCCATCGACGGTGTCTTGCGCACGGGTCTTGCCAGCCTCCAGCAGGCCCTGAAGCTGTACCATTCCTTCCTGACCGAACAGTCCAATGTGCCCGACAAGGCAGAACACCAGGCATTGGTCGACCGCCTCACCCGCGAGGAAGTCGAGGCGGCAATGCAGGAATGCGATCAGTTGGGCTTGAAGGCGTTTCTTGCCCGTGGTGGCTTTGCCAGCCCACAGGTCTGGGTCAGCGATGAAGGCAAGGATCAGCCCTATCCCGCGAAGGCCACCGTCGCAGCAGCCCTGGGGCATCTTCCCGATTGCCGCGCTCTCGCAGCGAAGGAATTCTTCAACGGCTTCGAAGAGGCGCAATCGTTCGCCAAACTTGAGGCTCTCGGGTTCCAGATCATTCGCAAGGGGGCCACTGACAAGGATGACGCCTTCACTCGCGACCGGATCGAGGGTGCGATGGACGCCCACGAAGAGTTCCGCAGGTCAGGTGCACATGCCGATGTGTTCTCGAGTTTCGGCGAGCCGAAGGATTTTTGGGTGCGGTCCAGCCGCCCGCGGCAGGACAAGCGCTTCCCGACGAAGCCAATTGTCGGTTACCTCTTGGGCAAGGCGTCGAACACATTCAATGGCGGGTGGAGCCAACCGGGCGACGCGGCCGCAAGACTGCATGCGGCGGGTTACGTCATCGTCGACCAGCATGACACGCCGTTGCCGCTACCCGACCAGCACACACATCTGATGCGCGGGGCGGAACGCGCCCGTCTCGTGGCTCTCAACTACTTCATCGCTCCCGCACGGGAAGCCGGACTTCATTCGGTAACCATCCGCGCCGGTGACCTGCACGACATGTCGGGCCTTGTGAAAAACTGGGCGAATGTCTGCCAGGCGTTGGAGAAAGAGGCTTTCCAGAAGCTTGCTTCGGTCCCGGCGCCCACGCGATCCGGGCCGGAGCGCAGCACCACGACCGAGTATACCTTTGTCCTGACGAAGGACGGAAAGGCGAAGAACCCGTCCATGTCGCATGCCCTACAGATCGAGACGACCAACCTGATCCTCTACGGGCCCCCCGGCACCGGCAAGACTTACCAGACGGCGTGGGAGGCGGTTCGTCTCTGCTTGGGCGACGCTGTTGCTGCTGATCTCTCCGGCGAAGAGAACCGTGACCAGCTGATGGGCGAGTACCAAAGCCTGATGAAGGAAGAGCGGATCGAGTTCGTCACCTTCCACCAGTCCATGTCATATGAGGAATTCGTTGAAGGGCTTCAGCCAAGTACGGGCGAAGATGCCAGAGAGGGGCCGGAAGAGCTCGGCGCTGCTGTGGGCTTCCGTCTGAAGCCGACCGACGGGGTGTTCAAGAAGATCAGCGAACGCGCGCGCCTCGACAGTTCGCAGGCAGGGGCCGTCTCACGTCTCGACAGGACCGCGCGCGTGTTCAAAGTGGCACTCGGGCGCCGCCAAGTGGAAGAGGACAGGATACGCTTCGGTCTGGAGAACGGATTGATCCATGTGGGCTGGGGAGGGGACATCGATTGGTCCGACGAACGGTTCGATGATTTCGACCAGATTTACAACGAGTGGCGGTCTCGCAAAGACACAGACGCGACAGGCCATGACGGCAACATCGTCGTCACCTACTCGTTCAGATCGGACATGCAGATTGGTGACTACGTTGTGGTGTCTGACGGACGTGATCGCATCCAGGCATTTGGCAGGATCAAGGGCGATTATTACTTCGACGAGGGCGCGGAATTTCATCCCCACAGAAGAAACGTCGATTGGATTTGGCGCGACGAAGCCGGGACCGATCGCAACCGATTTTACCCGAACGCGTTCAGGCGGCATTCCGTATACAAGCTCAACCAGTCCCTCATCGATTGGGACGCGCTGGAAGAGATCGTCTTCGGCAAGCGTGCTGCTGTGGCAGACAATACAGCGCGTGACTATGTGCTGATCATCGACGAGATCAACCGGGCCAATATCTCGAAGGTGTTTGGCGAACTGATCACGCTCCTCGAGCCGGACAAGCGCCTTGGGCGACGTGACGGGATCCAGCTGACCTTGCCCTATTCGAAGAAGCGCTTCGGGGTGCCGCCCAATCTGCACATCATCGGCACCATGAATACGGCCGACCGCTCGATTGCGCTGCTGGACACGGCCTTGCGCCGTCGGTTCACCTTCAAGGAACTGATGCCGAACCCCTCTGTCCTGTCCCCGAATGTCGGCGGGATAAATCTCCAGAAGCTGCTGACCACGATCAACGACCGCATTGAGTATCTGTTCGACCGCGAACACCAGATTGGACACGCCTATTTCACCGGCTGCAAAGCGCGAGAGGCCGTCGAGGGAGTGATGCGGCACAAGGTCATTCCGCTCCTGTCCGAGTATTTCTACGAGGATTGGTCGAAGGTCGCCGCCGTTCTGGGCGATGGCCCGCAGGGCCCGTCCCGGTTTCTGGAGGCACGCCGCCTGACTGCGCCGCCGGGCATCGCCGCTGATGATTTCAGCGGCGAGCGACTGCGCTGGCGGGTGAAGGATCAGTTCGACTTCTCCGAGTTCGCGGCCTGATGCCCGCCTACTCCGTTCGCGAATGGGAGTCCGTGCCCCATGGCGATGGGGAGGGATGCATTCCCCCGCATCTTGCCCAGCGCCTTGTGACACTGGCCAAGGCATCTCCCTTCGCCGGGCGTGGCGGCGATGGCGTTCTCGAGGATCGGCGCCATGACCTGCGGGCGCGCGGGGTGGTTGGCGTTCTGGCGGTGCCGGGCTGCACGCTGGAAATCCTGCCGAAGATCGACGTCGGCGAGAAGGAAGGCTCGGCCCAAGAGACGCGCGAGATCCGCAAGCGCCTTGTGCACATGCTCGCAGTGGCCCTCAATCTCAAGGTCGAGACCGGGCGCATGACCGACCTCGACTGGCAGCGCGAAACGCTGCTGGAGATCCTGATCCGCATCTTCTGCGACAAGCTGACCGAGGCGGTTCGCCGAGGAATGCCGCGGCGCTATAGCCTCCGCGACGACGACCTGCCGACCTTGCGGGGATCGCTGGATATCCCGCGCCAGTTCACCCGGCATCTCGCAAACCCGGGCCGCCTGGCGTGCCGCTATGATGAGTTGTCCGAAGATATCGCCCTCAACCACATCATGAAGGCGACCATCGCGCATCTGGCGGGCATGTCGCGCAATGCGACGAACGTGCAGCGGCTGCGGGAACTGGCTTTCGTCTATGCCGAAGTTGCGGAGGTGCAGATCCCTGCCTTGCGGTGGGACGATGTTGTCATCGACCGCACGAACAGCGCGTGGCAGGAACTCTTTGGAATGGCTCAGCTGTTTCTGCGCAACCGATACCAGACCACCAGCGCTGGGTCAGGGCAAGGATCGGCCCTGCTGTTCGAGATGAATGCGCTGTTCGAGGAATACATCGGCCGTCTGGTGACGCGGGCGCTGGCGGGGTCCGAATTCCGCGTGACCCTGCAGGGTGGCCGCCTGTTTTGTCTGACGTCGGTCGATGACGAACGTGCGGTTTTCCAGACCAAGCCCGATATCATCATCAAGCTTGGCGATCAGGTCGCCCATGTGATCGACACCAAGTGGAAGCGGATTTCCGACCGGATCGACGATCCGAAGCAGGGGGTCTCCCAAGCGGATGTCTACCAGATGATGGCCTATGCCCATCTCTACAAGGCACCGCGGCTGACGCTGCTTTATCCACACCATGCGGGACTGAGCGACGAAGAGGGGATTCGCGCGCGGTTCCGGGTGACAGGTCAGGAAACCTTGCTGGAAACGGCTAGCTTCGACATCTCCACCGGTGCCGACCTGGTGGACCGCATTCGTGGGCGGATCCTGACTGACATCGAAGAAATGTCCCCCGCAGAACCGTGAGGGCAAAGGGCACGCCCCAGGCAGGTGCACAATTGTGCCCATCGCAGCAAGGGACTGGAAGGATCGCATCTGCCATCATCGACCAGCAGCGAATCTCTGCCGCTCGTTGACAGAGTGAATCCATGAACCGGGCGGGGCAATGCGCCGCGGTCGAGGCGTCTGGCGCTTGCCTCGTGGCAGGCTTCGTCCGGCCCGGCTTTCACCGGCACGCCCGCGCCTGGTCGCGCAGCACAGCGTAGTCGCCTAGCATCCTGATGATGACGGCGCCTTCCGGAAGCTCCTCGGCCTCGTCGGCCGCGCGGGCCTGCTCGGCGCTGGTGTACTCCACCACGGGCGGGCAGGGTGCGCGGGTGTCAGAACCGCCCGTCGCGCAGCCGGTCAGCCAGAGAATCGCGATCAGGAGGGCGGCGGGCGGCGGCGTCGAGCATCTGGCGGTGGATGGCATCGTTTCTCTCTCTGGCGTCGAGGCGTTCGGCCGCGCGCCCGGCGCGTTCACCGGCGCGGCGCAGGTTCAGGAGGAACAGCAAGATCGCTGCGGCGGCGAGGATGAGGCCCAGCGCCTTGCGCGCCGGGCCATGGGTGAGGAGCCACCCGATCACCGCTGGCCCCGTTTCCAGTCGTCGAGCCGGGCGTGGATGGTGATGCCGATGCCGATCAGCGCGATAACGATCAGCACCCAGCGCAAAGTGTCGAGATAGGGCACCAGCGGCTGGATCGTGGACTGGGTCTCGGCGAGAACGTCCTGCAGCACCTCCACGCCCGCGGCCCCCACAGTTGCGGCCCCGGCCGCCCCGCCACCGCGCAGCGTGCGGCTTTCCGAGAGAACTTCGCGCGCAGGCGTCAGTTCCGGCGCGAAGGGCACGGGCCGCGCCGGAAAGGGATCACCCCAGGACCGGGCGGGCCCGAGGTCTATATGCATGAAGCCCGAACGCGGATAGGTGCCGAAGCCGAGGAAACCGACGGCACGGGCGGCGGCCTCGAAGGTCACCGGATCGTGGTTCGCCATGGCGATGTCGAAGGCTGCGCCCTGCATGTGTTTCGATGCCGGAGCCCCGCCCACGGCGCGGTTGTGGCTGGGGCTGCGATAGCCCGACCGAACGATCAGCGGCTTGCCGAGACGGTTGCGCAGGGATTGCAGCTTGTCCATCGCCTCGGTGTTGATCTTGATCGCCCCGGTCCCGCGGCAGGCGATCTCGGCCGGGGAAAAGCTGGGCCAGCGCCAGGCGGATTCAGGCACGTCGCGGAAATGGGCATAGGTCGTGGTCGGCATGATGGTCTCCAGAAATGCAAAACCCGCCTCGGGGGCGGGTGGGGGACAGGTTCAGGGGTGGTCTTTAGGTGATGGTCAGTCGGTACGGCCGCGCTGGAAGGCCTCGAACATCACGTCCCGCATCGCGCGGATGTCGGTCTCGATGCGTTCCAGCCGGTCAGCATCGGCCTTGCGGTCTTCGGCGCGCTGTTTGTCGATGCGCTCGCGCTCAAGGAGCAATTCGCGGTCGAGGCGCTCCAGCATCGCCTCGTTGGTGAATGCCTTCCTCGTCACTGTGGCGGCAACGGCAAGGCAACCGCCAACCAGCGCGGTGATGGCGGCGGTCAGGCCATTGTCGCGGAAGGCCTGGCCGACTTCCTGCAGGAGGGTGGTGCGTTCAGTCATGTTGATATCCCTCAATAATCTGTCTCGACGTAGACGCCTGCGCAGTCGTAGGCGACGACTGCCGCCGTCGCGCCGTTGTTCATGTAGTTGCGCGGGCTGAGCAGTTGGGTGGCAGCGGGCATGTCGGCGGTGATGGTGAACTCGACCGCCGCCCCGCTGACCTCCTCGACCACCCGGACGCCGATGTCGGCCCCGTTTGGCGCGGCGGCGATGTAGAGCGTCAGCACGTTGGTCATGCTGGCCACCGGGAAACTGGCCCCAAGGTCGATCAGCGTCGGCGTGCCCGCGCCATCATTGTGCACCAGCTGCCAGTTGGAATGCGTGCCGCGCTGGAAACCGATGCCGATGCAGTTCAGCACCGTGGCCAGTGTCAGGGTGGTCGCCAGCGCCGCAACCGAACCATACAGCCCGAAGAACCCCATCCCGGTCGCCTGCAGCGTGGTCAGCGATAGGCGGCTGACGTAGTTCCACCCGCCCAAGCCCTCGGCATTGCCGCGCCAGCAGACCCAGCCTGCGGATCGTTCCTCGGCGGCGGCGCTGGCTGTGGCCGCGCTGGTCACCCGCCAGCGCCGCATGCTGTCGGCCAGACCGGTGGTGGTCAGCGTTGGCGTCGCCACGGTGCCGACAGCCGTGCGCGGCATGCCGTTGGTGTTGACGGTGGTGCTGGTTGACGGAGCCCATGTCGCGATCCGGTTGACCCCAAAGTGGGGCTGCAGCGGAAAGAACCGGCCCGAGGGGCGCTGCACATCGAGCCACCCGGCCCCGGCGCGGTCGCGGGCATAGACGGCCAGCTTGCCTGCAGGCGGTGGGTCCGGGGCGGCGGCCAAGGCGGGCAACACGACCGGCTCGGGCAGTTCGACCCGGCCCGACGTGCGGTCGATCCGGATTGCGTCAAAGAAGGTCGACCCGTTCGGGCTGACCTTGAAGCTGAAATCGTCGTTGCCGAGAAGCCCGATCAGCGCCCGAACTGAGAACCCGGTCTTGAAGGCGAAGGCGGCGTCGTTCCCGGCCGCCGCCTTGTTCACTGTCGCCTCGATCCCAGCGCCAGCATTGTTGATCAGCACCGCAGGGGTGTTCATTGACAGCCGGTTGTAGCTGTCGGCCGTCGCCCCGCCGAGACCCAGCAATTGCGCAGTCAGGTTGGCTTGCGGCATGCCGACCTGCGTCACCGCATTGGCGAAGGTGACTGTGGGGGTGTTCACCACGGTCGTGCCGCCCGACCCTGCGGTGGCGGAACCGATGTTGACGACCGTGGTCGATCCGGATGCGCCGCCGGTGCCGAGGTTCACAGTCTTGGTGACGCCGGTGCTCGTGGCCCCGGTGCCCATGCCGTAGGTGGCGGTCGTTGTCGCCGTGCCGATGTTGGCCGCCGCCGCCGAAACTGTGACCGTACCGGAGGCGGTCAGCGTGCCGGAGAAGGTCTTGTTCCCTGTAAACGTCTGGGTGCCCGCGAGGATCGCCAGTTCCGACGAGGTGTTCGGCAGCGTGAAGGTCCGGGTCGTGCCGGTGGAGATCCCGGACAGCGAGAACAGCGCCTTCTTGGTCGGATCGGCGTCGTTCACCAGGCTGAAGATGGCATCCGACACATCGACCGGTTCGCCGACTGGATCCCATGCGCTGCCGGTCCAGACGACAAAGGCTTGTTCTTCGGCGATCCACGCCAGCCAACCCGGGCGTGGCACTAGCCGCATCCAGACGCCATCGACCCAGAAGGCGATGTTCAAATCCCAACCTGACCACAGACCGGTCGCGCCCGAGGCTACGATGTGCCGGTCGCCGTCGACAGGGCTGGCGGGTGGGGCCGTGCGGGTTCGGTCGAGGACCGACAATTGCACCATCGCGTCCAGCAGGCGCAGGGCCTCGTTATGGGTGACATGCTTTTGCGCCTGCGAGGCCAGGATATAGGGCAGCAGGAGATGGGTGGTGATGTCGGACATGGATGCGCTTTCAGAAGCTGAGGGTCACGGATCGCCCAGCGCCCCGACCGATCAGGGCCGAGAGCTGGAAGATGCGGATGGCGAGGGATTGGCCGGGGCTAAGCGGCGCGCCCCAGTCGGTGGTCTGCAGCGCGGCGGTGTAAAGGACGCTGGTCGTGGCAGTCGTCAAGGATCGCTTGACAACTGACCCGTCCAGAATGTCGACCGCGTAAGCCTCGCTGTCCTCAGCCAAGGGCACATCGCCCGCACCCCAGGTGTTGGCGGCAAGGGATCGCGACCGGCGGGTCCAGCGGATCGTCAGATCGCCGGGGCTGCGGGCGATACGCCACGGCTGTTCGACATGCGCGACGGAGAAGGGCCGCAGCCCAGCGCCCTCTGGGGTGAAGGTTGCGGCAACAAAGGTCTCGTCGCTGACCGGTTTGGAAGCTGGGCCGATACGCCAGTTCCATGGCAGACCCAGATCGGCCTCGCTGATGGGCAACGGTGCAATGGTTGTGTCGAGAACAACGACGCGGGCGCCGCTTGCCACCATTCCGGCGACCGCACCTTCCGTGCCGCGCTGGCCACGCAGCAATCGGGTCAGCTGATAGCGCCCCGGTGCGATAAGTTCTGCAAATCCTGCTTGGACGATCTCCCACTGCCCTGCGCCGGTCTCGACGGCCAGCGCATTCGCGCCGCCCAGCAGCGTGATGTCCGTGACGCTCTCCAGCGTGCCGGAATAGAGATCGACCACCAGCGCATTGCCAAGATCGAAGCGCGACACCGGCCCCGCATAAAAGTCGGCCGCCAGCACACCCATGCGCGCCCGCGAGCTGAAGGTGGTCAGCAGGGCAAAACCATCTGTTGCGGCGCTTCGGTAAACGGCAATCTCGCCGGGCCATGGTTTGGCATGCGCCGCGACCATGGGCCGATGCGCAAGCTGGTCTTCGCGCAGTTGTGGCAGGTCGAGAAGCACGACGTCTGGTGCGCCGAAGACCGTTGGCGTCGATAGGGACGCAGGGCGGGGTTCGCCGGGTGGTAGGTCGTAGACCGCCCGGTCCTGACGCACCGCATCGATGCTGCGCAGGTCGGAGTCCGCGATGGACACCAGGCGCATTTCCGTCAGGCGGCCATCGTGGTCGAGCAGGATCACATCGCAGGGATCCAGCGCCAGCCGTGATGGCGGTAAACGGAACGCGGCACTTTCCCGACCGACCCATGCTTCCATCAGCGCGCGACGGCACCGGCGCTCGGCTTCTTCGGGCGGGATCGCCATCGGGAAGGACTCGGACGCGATGCGGGTGGTGTCGACCGTAATGCGCCGCGTCTCGACCTGTGCCGCGTCATAGTCCTCGTCGGCGCGGGCGACCTGCCACTTCAAGGCCTGCGGCAATTCGGTTTCCTGCGCCCGGGTCAGTTCCATCACATCGCCCTGCGCAGAGGCGGGGGCCACCATTCCATCCGGAGTGATCGTGGCACCGGCAATTCGGCCGCGCATCAGGAACTTGATGCGCCCCTCGCTCTCCACCGCATCGAAGCCAAAGTGCCGGGCCAGCGTGGAAATCGATGCACGCGGGGCTTCCAGCGCAGAGATCACATAGCCCTCGACCGCACCCCAGAGGCCGGAGACGTCGATCAATTCCTCGGGCATTCCGGCGCGGAGACAAAGGTGGCGCACCAGTGCTGCCAGTGATACTGCGCCCAGCCGCCCGGTCAGCCAGTGCCCGAGCCGCCAGTTCGGCCCGTCTGTCCAGACATCGGTCAGTTCGGGGAAGAACGGATAGGGCCGGGCATCCCATGTCCAGGCGGCGCATTCGGGGACATGGACCATACGGTTTCCATAGACGGAGGACACCGGGTTGTTGGCCGCCTGATCCCAGAACAGAAAACTGGCTTCCAGATAGGCCCGCTGGATCGCATCATCGCGCCACCCGCGCGAGAAATACGGTGTGAAGCTTTCGGAAGACTTCGGATCGAAGAACACATTCGGCTGATTGGTGCCGCGGTCAATCGCCGGACAACCCAGTTCAGTGAACCAGACGGGTTTCGACTGCGGCACCCATGCCGTTGGCGTGCCGCTCTCGACGCCGCCCGGGCGGTTGAAGTGCGGGTTTTGCCACCAAGCGCGCAGATCCTTGAAGCGGAAGACCCATGGTTTGCCGACACCGCCGTCAGTGATCGGCGTCCGGAACTGCGTCGTCCGGTCAAGGGCGCTGGCATAGAACCAGTCGAAGCCTTCGCCGCCGGTGATGTTCGATTGCAGATAGTCCCGGTCGTAAATCGCAGGGGCCAGTGCGGCATCGGTATGATCGAACCCGTCGCGCCAATCCGACAGCGGCATGTAGTTGTCGATGCCGATGAAGTTGATGTTGGCGTCCGACCAGAGCGGGTCGAGGTGGAAGAACACGTCGCCCGACCCATCGGTAGGGTGGTGGCCGAAGTACTCCGACCAGTCAGCGGCATAGCCGATCTTGGGCCCAGCGCCGAGGATCGCGCGCACATCAGCGGCGAGCGACTTGAAGGCAGTGACGGCGGGATAGGTGCTGGCCCCCGAGCGGATGGTAGTGAGACCGGGCATTTCCGAACCGATCAGGAAGGCGTCGACGCCTCCGGCGGCTTTGCAGAGATGCGCGTAGTGCAGGATCATCCGGCGGAGCGACCATTCGCCGACTGGCCCGGTCCAGCTGACATGGGTGCCGGAAACGCTGAAGTTGGCGGGCGTTGCCGTGCCGAACAGGGCTGCAACCTGCGTCGCTGCCGTCGCGGTCTTGTCGACGGTTCCGGCAAAGCCCGCCGCTGGGGAACAGGTGATCCGCCCCCGCCAGGGGAAGGTCGGCTGGCCAGAGGTGGCGACATTGGCACTGTAGGGATTTGGCTTGGTGTTGCCAGGCGGCACGTCCAGCAGCAGGAAAGGATAGAAGGTCACGCGCAGCCCGCGCGCCTTCATCTCCTGAATAGCCTGCACCACGGCGAAGTCGGCCGGGGTGCCGCCATAGACCGGACGGTCTTCAGCATCGCGGCTGACCATAAACGCGTCCGCACGTGCGACACCGTTTACGACCCAAGCCGACGGCGTCGTCGTTTTGGTGTCCACCTCGACGCCCGGCCGCACCTTGCAGTTCCCTGCCCGCAGATCATCACCGAACCACGCCACCACGAGGCTCACGCTTTCCACCGCTGGGGCCAAAGATTGCAGCCGGTCCAGTGCCACCACGATGTCGGCCGTGTCGGTGATCGCATTCAGGTTCTCGGCGACGGTTGCTCCGCCCGAACCGGTGGTCTTCTTGACCGGCGCGGTCGCATAGGTGAACTCGCCCGAAGCCGGGATCATCGTCACCGCTTTTACCAGCCCTTCGGCCGTTTCGGGTTCCGCGAGCGGCCGGAACACTTCGAAGCTGATCTGCGGCAGGCGGTTGCCGAAGGCACTGAGGTCGAGTTCCTCAAAGACGACATAGGCCGTGCCGCGATAGGCTGGGGCGTTGGCCGCGCCCATCTTGGCGGAAATGAACGGGTCAGGTGCCTGCACCTCGTTCCCCGGATACCAGCGCCAGGTGACGCCGGTCATGTCCATGGCCTTGCCGTCGGCCCAGACCCGGCCAATGCCGGTGATCTCGCCTTCGCACAACGCGACTGCAAAGCTGGCGAAGTAGAGGTATTCGGTGGTCGTGACCTTCGGCCCGCTGCCCTTGCCGCCGCCCTGGCTGGTCGTGTTGACCTCCTCGCGGAAATCTGTGGCCCAGATGATATTGCCACCGATCCGCATCCGGCCGAACAGGCGCGGGATCACCGCGCCTTCGGTCGAGGAGGTGATGCGCAGACTGTCCAGCCGCGCGCCCTCGATCCGTTGGGCGGGGGCCAGCGACGACACGATCCAGTTGTCGACGACCGACCCGATGGTGGATCCGATGAAGCCACCGATGGCCGCGCCGGAAAAGCCGAGGATGGCCCCGCCAAATGCGCCGCCAATCGCGGAGCCGACGGCACCGAGAACCAAAGTTGCCATGTCTGGGGTCTCAATCTCTGGGGAACAGGAAGGCGAAGGCGATCTTGCGCGCCCATATCGGGGTCAGGACTTCCTCGACCACGCCCAGCCGTTCATAGGCGTGGATGAAACGGTCGGGGGCAGTCAGGATCCCGACATGCTTGGCGATGGCGCGCGGGGCCATCCGGAACAGAAGAAGTGCGCCGGGGTTGGCGGCTGAGGGCATGATTTCCGGCATCATCCGGCGCGCACCTTCCGCCAGCACCTCGCGCGGACCGGTCTCGCCCCAATCCCGGCTATAGGGCGGAATGGGGAAAGGCTCGTCGCCGACCACCTCACGCCAGACGCCGCGCGCCAGCCCAAGGCAATCGCATCCCACACCGCGCAGACTGGCTTGATCATGGTAGGGCGTGCCGAGCCAGCTGTGGGCGGTGGCGATGACGAAGGCGGGATCGGCGCAATTCACAGCACGTTTCCTTCATGGCCGCCGTCCTGGCTGGCATAGCGCAGGACCGCATCCTGACCCGGAATGTTGGGGAAGCCCCGGAAATTGACGACATTCGCGAACTTGGCGCTGCAGGTCGCGAGGCGCTTGTCGCAGCCTGCCCGCGCGACGAAGCTGTCCCCTTCGGCGATGGCACGCACCGGCGCTTCCAACAGTGTGAGGCTGGCGATGCTTCCATCCACACCATGCGACAACACTTCAGCGACCCGCCCCGCATTTGCGCCGCTGGTCCAGGTCAAGGTTCCAGACGTGAACCAGCCCGCATCAAATGCGGCTAGTCCCGAGGCCATGAACGCCCGGTCGCGCAACAGGTCCGTCACGACACCGGTGCCCTTGTAGATCGCGTTTTCCAGATCGATCCCGCAGCGCGCATCGCCCAACCGGGCATCGCACCCCGCCTGAAACGTCCGCCCCACGGTCTGACCCAGCATATGCGCCAGCGACCTGACTTCTGCCACGAAGGCCATGCGCCCGCGGCGGATTTGCCCAACCGCACCCCGGCGCAACAGAACGCGCTGGCTGGTGTCGGCCCAATTCACCCGCCAGAGCTCGACCGCCGCATTGTCCCAGCGCCCGTCAAGGATGTCGGTTTCCGTGATCCGGTCGGAGGTCAGCACGCCGGTGGCATCCTGCGCATCGACGGCCAGATCGGAGCCAGCGCGGATTTCCGAGGCGGCAAACCCGCTTTCCGGCTCAAAATCCGTGCCGTCAAAGCTGAGGGCGCGATCATGATCGGTGAAGCCGAGCGCCACGCCGTCGGCCCGTGAAATCCGCCAGCACCAGGACAAAGTCGTGGTGCCGTCATGAAGATGGGCCTGCAATGCAGGGGAGAGGGCTTTCATCTGCGGATCTCCAGCAGCGGGATAGAGATGATCGAGCCGAGCCGTTCGAAGTCGAGGGTGACATCCAGCGTGTCGCTGTCGAAGCGGACCGGTACATCGAATTCGAAGCCAGCGCGGACGATGACGCCGCCCGCTGGTGCAGTGGTGAAGGTGACGACGCCAGTCGTCGTGTCTACGGTCCAGCCGGACATCTGCTCGACCATGCCCAGCGCGACGCGGACGGTCCCGGCGACGGGCTTGGCGATGGTTCGCACCCAAGTCTGCGCGTCGGAGGTGTAGCGTTTCGCCAGTTGGAAGGTTTGCAGGCTACCGGTCCCGGTGCCGATCTGATGGTCCGTCGCGGTGATCGCATGAGAAGGCAGGGCAGATTTGTAGTCGGCCCAGTCCTTGTAGCGGAACCCGTGCAGGCGGCCGTTGCGGGCCTCGAAGAAGGCAACCACCGCTGCGAGATCATCGGCACGGCGGATGCCATAGGCCACATCATAGCGACGGCGACTGTCGGCCCAGCTGGCGTTGCGCTCTTCATCGCCTGAGGCCAGTTCGACCACTTGCGTGCGCCGTTCCGGACCACCCCGCGCCCCTCGGCTGATGTTGTCGGGGAAGCGCAGCTCGTGAAACGCCATCACATGCCCCTCCGACCCAGAGACACGGCCCGCGCAATGTCTGCTGCGACCTGTGTCCGGGACTGCCGGAAGCTTTCGGCGTCACGGGCGTTGATGGTCACATTGACTGCGGGCACCGCAGATTGACCTTGGCCATATCCAGCAGCCTCCCGGCGCGACAGAACCCGCTCACCGCGCTGCAGGATTGCCGGAACCTCGTCGGGTTTGATCCCGGCCCAGCCGCCCGCGTGCATCCGTGGCGCATTGGCGAATGCCAGGGCCGGAACCATACGGCCCGGACCCGGCGCTCCGACCATGCCACCGGCGTGCAGGATATTGGCGAAGATGCCACCGGCACCGCCCAGTGCGCCGGAAAGGGCGTTCGCGATGGGGCCGAGAATGAACCGACGAGCCGCGAGCTTCGCGAGGTCGGCGATCATCGACGTGACCAGATCCCGGAAATCCAGCTTGCCGGTCTTCACGAAGTCGGCCACGGCGTTTTCGGCTGAGGTAAAGGCACTGACCAGCGTGCTGCCGATATCACCCCCGATGTCGCGCGTCTTGGCGGCATAATCGGCGAGCGCCGCAGTGACGGCGGCCCAGCCGGTCAGTGCCGTTTCCGCGCCCTCTGCGGCCGCAGCCCCAGCGTTGCGCGCAGCACCGCCAGCGCCATCGGCTGCGGTCGCGGTGTTATTCAGTCCGGCCGCAAGGGCATCGGCTGACCCGGCAGCATCCGCCAGCGCCGCTTCGGCCTCCGCACCGGTGCCGGTCATTGCATCTTTCAGCGCCTGCCAGCTGGCCAGTGGACGACTGGCGGCATCGGCCAGCATGCCAGCGGCCTCGCGATAGCCGTCCGCGCGGGCGCGGGCATCGTCTGCCATCGCGCCAAGCCCGAGGTCAGGCGGTTCCAGATAGGTGCGCGACAGTGCCGTCGAGAAGGCATCGGCGGCGGCTGCGCCAGCAGCTGTCGCGGCACCCTCGAACGGGTTTCCGATCCGGCTAAGTTCTACTGGATCCAGCGTGCCGATCCTGACGCCGCCTTCGCCGGTCGCCCATTCTGGCAGCAGGGCCAGCGCGGCGTTCAATCCGTTGATGAAATTGTTGATGCGCGTGACGACGCCGTTCAACATCGCCTCGACACCCGAGATCAGCCCGTTCGCGGCCTGGAAGGCGAAGTCACCGATGGCGCCGGGCAGACTGCCCCAGATCGCCACCGCCGCGTCATAGGCCCCCTGGAAGATCGCCGCTGTCCGGTCGCCAAAGCTGACCACGCCTGCGATGGTGCCCTCCAGCGCCGAAAGCCCCGCCGCCTTCAGCATTTCCCATCCCGCCGCCATATCGGCGAAGGCGGCATCCAGCGAGAGGCCGATGCGCGACCAGACCTCGCGCGCCAGATCGCCCAGCAGGCGGAAGGCTTCGCCCACGCCGCCGACCCGGGCGACAAGTTGCGAGAACTGATAGACCAACTCGCCCGCGCCAACGATCAGCGCGCCAATGCCGGTGCGGATCAGTGCCCCGCGCAGGATGACCAGCGCCGTGGCAAGGCCGCGCACCGACAAGGCCGCAGCAGCCAAGCCTGCCACCCAGCGCCCCGCCATGACAGCGGCAAAGGTGGCAGCATAGGAAGCGAGGCGTCCAAGATTGCCGATCAGCGCGTCGATGGCTGTCCGCAGGATGCCGCCATCCGATGCCAGCGCGATGAAGGCGTTGGCCAGCGCCTCGACCGATGGGGCCACCGCGACGGCGATCCGGTTGCGCAGGCCCTCGAACACCAGCGACATGGTGCCGAGGGCGACTTGGGTGCGCCGCAGTGCCTCGATGGCGTCCGTGTCCAGCACCGCGCCGAGGTCGGACGCCTGGTCGCCAAGCCGCGCCATCTCCGTCCCGCCGTTGCGCAGGAGCGGCAGGAGGCGCGTGGCGTCCGAGGCCATGGCTTCGAGATGGAAAGTCATCTCCTGCTGGCTGAGACCGGCGCGTTCCAGCGTGTCGACGTAGAGTTGCAAGGCTTCTGGCCCCGACAGGCGGGCAAATTGGTCAGCCGTCACGCCCACCTGTGGGGCGACGCGTTCAAAGAAATCCGCCATCGGCCCGCCGCCAGTCTGCAGGAAATCCCCCACCCGGTCGTTCACGTCCTTCAGGATATCGGCGAGCTTTTCCTGCTCGATGCCAACGGTGCGCGCCCCGGCCGACCAGCGCTGCAGGGCTTCGGGCGTGGCATTGGCGACCTGTGCAAACTGCCGAATTTGCGCGGCACTCTCGGCGGTGGACCGGACGATCAGCCCGAGCGAGGCTGTGGCGGCAGCGGCGGCGGCAGACATGGCGATCCCAGCCCGGCGCGCAAAACCGGCAAGCCGGGTGTTGGCCAGCTCCATCTCGCGCGACAGGCGGCCAAGGCCCTTTGCGCCAGCGGTGCCGACGCCCTCCAACTCGGCGCGAACCTGGCGGCCGCCTTCGGCGACGAGGCGCACACTGACCCGTTTTTCAGCCATCGCGGCCCCCTTCCATTTGTTCGTTCAGTTTGCGCACCATCACTGCCTCGATCTCGGGCAGCAGTTCGGCGGCGATCAGGGTGTTCACGCCCAGCGCCTGCGCCAGCGCGAGGGCTGCACTCATGTCCCAGCCAAGCACCGCGCCGGGGGTCACCCGCAGTTGCCCGCCAAGGCGGCCGACCAGATCCCAGATCTGCCAGCCGTCCCGCGTTTGTGGCCGGTTCAGTCTTGCGGGGCAGTCGGGGCACGTCCCCGCGCAGGCCGCGCAGTATCTGTCACCCCCGCCGAAGGACCAGTCGGCGAGGGCGCGGAGACGTTTTTTTCCGCGTCCAGCAGCAAGCCGCGCGCGACATACTGCGTCTGGAAAGCCTCGAAGATCGGCCAGATTTCCAGGAGGGCGTCGATGCCCTCGGGCGAAACAGGCACGATATTGCCCGCGTCATCGCCGACCCCCTCCCAATCCAGCACCGCGCGCCGGGCCACGGACTTGGCCATGGCAAGCGCCATTTCCTCTTGGGTCGCCCCCTCGGGGAGTGTTTCCACAGCCAGATCGGCGCGCGCGGACACCATCAGCGCGGTGGTCAGGGGGCCGACGAGCAGGCGCAGGCCGGGGGCTAGGTCCAGCCATTGCGGCGTGGCGGTCAGGTTCAGTCTGATCATGATCAATATCCTGCAAGGGTGTTGATGAGGACGGCGGTGCACATGCGGGCGGGGCTGGCAGCTTTTGCGGCCTGCCAGTCGAAGCTCGCCTGCACGCCTTGCGGCCCCGCGATCTCGATGCGCGGGATCGGCAGATAGACGGCGTGGGCCGTGAAGGTGAAACTGGCGTTCGCGCCGAGGCTGTAGACGAACTCCAGCTCGCACGGGCTGCCGTCGATGGCTTGGGTCACCAGTGTGCTGTCCGAGAATCTGACTTCGATCCGGCCGGTCAGCGCCGCCATGGTCGGATCGGCGCCATCGATGCGGCCATCGCCGCGGATGGTTTCGATCCGGTCGAGGTTGTTGGAATAGGTGATTTCGGCCGAGACCACGTTCCCCAGCGCGGTGCCGTTGCGTTTCACCGTGCCGTTGAAATGGCCGAAACGCTGCAAGCCCAGCGCGGTTGGCGTGCCTGCGGCGGTGGCGGCAGCGATGGTTTCGCCTTGGGCAACGAGGCGGGCTGTTGCTGTCAGCAGGCCGGATCGCTGCATCTGCCACGACAACTGATCGAGAACGCAGCCGGAATACATCGCGAAACGTGGCACCTCCGGCATCGCGGTTTCAATCGCCATGCTGGGCAGCGTCCAGTTGCCCGACTGAAAGGTGTGGGTTTTGGGCGTGGTGCCGGTCGTGACCGGTTGGCCGAACGCCGCCTTCAACCAATAGCCGAAGGCCTCGACATCGATGGGGATTACCACCTCGCCGTCGGCGGTGACCGCATCCTTGATCGGGGCAAGGGGATCGCGGCCATAGCCCAGCAGTTCGGATTCCAGCAGGGGTTGCTCGGACCCGAGCGTCGCCCGGGCAAAGGGCATCAACCGGAACCCACTCACCGGCGGGGTGCCGTAAACCGTCTCATACGCAAGCGCCATCTGCGCCCGCGCGCCTTGCGCACGTGCCATGGGAGTCTCCTCAATGTTTGGGGTGTCAGGCCAAGGGGCCAGTGGTGGTGTAGTGCAGCACGACCGTGATCACCGCCGCCTTTAGTGCCGCAGCGCCCTCGATGGGCAGGTCGACCGAGGCCGGGGCCTCGGGTTCGACCCAATCGCAAAGGCCGCCAAGGGTGCGGTCGGCTTCCAGCGCCGCGCCGATGGCAGCGATCAGGGTGTCGAAGGCGCTGGCCCGACCGGTGCCTGCCTGGACGATGACCTCGAGCTCGACACGGTGCTGGAAATGGTAGCGCAAGGGCGACAGTGTGACCTCCGGCTCGCCCGGCTGGCCATCGCGCAGAATGATCAGTCCCGTCGCGGGGATCCGCTCGGGTAGCACCTCGTCACGCAGAACAAGGGCGGCAAGCGGCTGCAGCCGCGCATGCAGCGCGGCGAGGAGGGTTTCGCGGGTGGTGGGCATGATCGCGCCTTTGATACTGTCAGTCTTCGGTTGGCCTGACGGAAAAGAAGCTCTCGAACGAAATACCCGCCTCGCCGGTGGTCACTGACTAACTCCAAGCCTTTCCAGTGTTGCCCGGTCAGGTGCTCCCGTCTCGGGAAGTCCTACTGACGCTTGATAGGCGCGCATGGCAGTTTGTGATGCAGGCCCCCATTGTCCGTCAGGAGTTCCGACATCGAAACCTCCAGCGTTCAAGAGGGTCTGAATGGCACGATAGTCGTCGGCGGACAGTGACAGCGTCGTCCAGCCGCAAGCGCCTGCAACCGCCTCGATTGCATCCTGCGATCCGAAGAGATCGAACTGTGCGTCATGCTGTTGGCCATTGGACTCGACAAGCCGTAGGAAAAGACGTTCGGCATCGTAGATCGACCGGATGAAAGTTTCTGCCTCACGTCCGAAGAGGCCAGCGCCCTTATTGGTGGTCAGACTGTTCCATCGCGCTTGCTGCGATGGCTGGTCGTCTATGCGGAGCGTCATTTCAAAGGAATTGCGTCTGAAGTCGTTCATCAGGAAATCGTCCTGGACGAAAACGAACGCTGTCTCGCCTTCGATGCAGCGCGCGACGAGGGCTGTCTGTCCCATGAAGTTGTTGGGCTGGAATTGCGAATGGTTCAGCGCAATGATCTGCGGGCTGTCATCCACTGCAGCCCGCGACGACTCAATGGTCCACCAGCCCGAGATCCGGTGCCCATCCCGATGGGCCTGTTCGAACGGAGCCAGCGTGTAGTCGATGGCCGGGAAACGCGAATCCGCCCATGCGACCGTTTGCGCTGCACCCTCCGGCGGTGTCGCGGTGTCGGCCGCTGGCGCCGGGGCTGGCGCCGATGTCGCGGGCTGAGGCACCATGACGGGGAATGCGATGCCGTATTTCGCCTGCAGATAGCCCATCTGCAATTGTGCCAACGTGAGCTTCTCGGTTTCTGCACGGCTGAGTGCGAGTGCCTGGATCAGCCCGCCGCCGGATGCAGCTTCGCGTTCAGCCTCTTCGATGCGCTGTTGAACGGCCGCCATTTCACCAAGGATCTGTGCCGCTCGCGCTTCGTCAGGCTGGACCGCTGGGACAGTTACTTCAACAGTTGCAGCACCCGCTTCCGCATTGATCCGGTTCTCGACCAATGTCCGTGCAAGAAGAAGGGCTTCCCGGCGCGCGTCGATCAGTGTCAGGATCAGGCCCCCATCGTAGCGTGCCGCCTGTGCTTCGATCTCTGTCAGCTGTCGTTCGATATCGGCCAATTCCGCGGAAAGTGGTACATCTTGCGCAAAGGCTGGAATGGCCGCTGCCAGTGCAATAGCGAAAACTAATGGTTTCAACGACATGGGCTGCTCCGAATTAAGGTCACTTCAGGCATCAGGCTAACGATGCACATTTCAACCATCAAGCGAACATCGCAAAGCGGGCATCATACCCTGTCCGAATTTGTCACCCACCTCGCCACGATGATCCCCGGCACACCATCCACCGCTCGCTCCGCATCCCGTGCCAAATCCAGCCGTTTGCGCAGTTTGACCTGTGGCACCAGCAGGAAGATCGGCACAGTCGCCACGCCGCGCCCGGTTTTCGACCGCGACGCAACAGCCCGTCCTTTGGAATTCAGCCGCCCCTCGGCCACCAGCAGACTGGGCCCACGGCGGCGATAGATGAACCGCAGGCGCAACCCGGTGCGGCGTTCCCATTCGCCGGGGGTGATCCGGCCACCCTTGGTGCTTTTCCCGGCGGCAGGCGTCGGGATCGCCAGCCAGAACCCGTTCTTCGACCGGATCAGCGGGCCGGTGTCATGCGCGCCGATGATCACCGGCGCGTTGGACCAGACCAGCGCAGCGGCGTTCAGGCTGTCGCCGGATTTGGGGAAGCTGGCGAGGCGGATGGAGTTGCCCAGCCTCGTGCCGAGGCCAGCGCCGGTGATCTGGCCACGCCAGGCGGATTTCAGGGAGGTGCCTGCTTCACGCATGGCTGCCGAAACTGCCTTTTCCCCTGCGGCGATTTCGGCTCGCATCAGGGCGACGAGGTCGGGATCGAACTGGACCTTCAGTTTCATGATGGGCGCAGGTCCAGCGACCAGATCAGGCGTTCGCGATCACGCACCGGCTCGCCCTGAACGGTGAAGCTCTCGGCCCCGATCACGATTAGATCGCCAGGGCGGGGATCGGGCAGGTCGGACACGCGGACGTCCACAATCATGGTGTCGCTGACAAAGCGGGCCGCCCCGAAGTCGCTGATCCGGTCCGGGGCGCGGCGGACCACGCGGATGGGGCGTTCCTCCGATGTGGTGGCAGAAATCCAGACAGCGGCCGCCGCCATGGACGGGTTGGCATAGATCCGGTCCAAGGCGGCGGCAAAGACGTTCATCGGAAGCGCCCGTCAGTTCGAAGTGTGGATGCGGATCGCGATGCGTGGCCGCTTGTTCACCGGCAGGATTGACGCCTCGGTCATCAGGTCGATCCAACGGCCTTTCTCGTCGAGATGCTGGCGGGCATAGAGCGGCAGGCCCATGGTGTTGGCCGCCTCCAGCAGGTTGGCCGGGCCGCCATAGGTAGTGAAGGTGTCCATCGTGCCCAAGGGGAACGCGATGCCCTCGTTGGCGGGAACAAGCCGTTCGGTCGCCTTGGTCGAGAGGGTGACGGTGCCCGCATATTCCTCGAACACGATGCCCGCGAAGGGGAAGTTGCGCCGCACGTCCTGGCGCAGGGGCTGTGCACCAGTAGCGGCGTAGAACTTGTAGGCCTCCTCGGTCTTCGGATGCGCGATCAGCTTGTCGAAGAACTCCCGGCTGACGAGGGCGTGCACGTCCGACATGCTTTCGCCCAGCAGGTTGTCCTCCATCGCCCGCAAGACCTCGCGCACCTTGCCCTGAACGTTGGTGCCTGCCGTGCCGAGGACGAAGTCGACCGAGATTTGCGCAAGGCCAAATTCGGTGAAGTAGTTGTAGAGCGTCGTGCCAGCCCCGTCCTTCACGATGCCGCGCAGCGCGTTCATCTCCATGTATTCGCGGGTCTGGGCGTGCTTGCGTCGCATCAGCTGCAGTTTGCGGTTCATCACCTCGACCAGCGGGTCGGCACCATCGAATGTGCCCAGCGCGGGCTGGCCCTGAATGTCACCCGGCAGAATGACGTCGTCATGCGGGATCCACGGCAGGGCGAAGCTGCGCATCGAGCGGCCTTCCCGGGTGCCGACGGTTGCAGGCCCGCCCAGCGGAACCGAAGGCAGCAGGTTCAGGACACCCTCGTATTGCTCGATGATCACCGAACGCTGGGTGACGCCTTCGAAACGGAACAGGCCGATCTGGCCGAGGCGGGTGTAAAGGTTGGGCAGGATGTTGATGGCCTGCGTCATCTCGGCCAGCGAGTAACCGCCAGCGTCAAAGGGATTGCGGACAAGGGTCATGGGGTGCTCCGGGGATGAAGGGGGGAAACCGTGTCAGACGCCATCGCGGGCGATGATGCCCACGGCGGCAAGCTGGCCGATCTTGGTGGTGATCTTGGCGCCGTCATCGACGGTGGCGTCATAGGCGAGGCCAGCGCGCGAAACGATCGAGGGGCCGCGCGCGACGACAATCCCCACAGCATCGGCCAGCGTGGCATCGACGGCATAGAGCAGCACGGCGGTCGCGGTCTGCGCGCCGTCGCTGCCGCCGCTGGTGGCCAGCTTGTATTTGCCGCTGGCGGTGATCTTGCCCAGCACCGAACCGACCGGGTAGGGCTGGCCTTGCAGCAGAGTGATCACCTCGCGGGTGTAGTTCGGGTTGACCTCATATTTGAGGACATCGCCCATGCTGGGCTGTTCCGTCAGGACGGGCATTGTTCAGTCTCCATGTTCTGGGGTTGGGAAGGGGAGCTGGTTCAGCGCTTGGCGTCGCTCGCAGTTTTCTTGGCAGCGGCCACGATGGGGCTTTCCTTCGAAGCCGCAGCCGGGGCGGTGGCAATGATGCCTGCCGCGTCGCTACGGGCGGCAAGATCGGCCAGAACTCGGGCGCGCAGGGCCTCGGGCTTCAGACCCTTGCTGACCGCGTCGGCCGCGTCGATGGTCACGCCGAGCCGGGCGGCCTGCGCGCAAACCTGTGCTACCTCGGCGGCTTCGGCACGCACAGCGTCAGCGGTCATGGCGCTGGGCGCAGCATCGGCCGCCGCAGCCGGTGCGTCTGGCGCGGCCGCGACCGCTGGCATTGCCGCAGGAGGTGCGGCAACCGTTGCCGGGTTCGCGGTGTCGGTGGGCGTGGTGGTCATCTGTGGACCCTTTCTGTTGGAGGAACTGGAGCCGCGGGGTGCGGCGGCGAAGGCGTGGAAAGCGGTGACGGGATCGGCGAGATCGTCGGCCAGACCCGCCACGATGGCGTCAGCCCCGCGGAACACGGCAGCTTCAGTGGCCAGCGCGGCGGTGTGGGTCAGCCGATCACCGCGACCGGCGGCGACCGTTTCTGCAAAGAGGAAGCGCACCACCTCCAGCTCGCGCTGCATCTGGTCGTGCACCGCCTCGGGCAACGGCTGATACGGGTTGGCGTCGATCTTGTGCGATCCTGCGTGGATCAGCGTGACGGCGATGCCCTTCTGGTTGATCGCGCCGCTCATATCCGTGTGCAACGCCACGACACCGATGCTGCCGACAGCACCGGTGCGCGGCAGAATGATCCGGTCAGCCTGGGAGGCGAGGACATATCCGGCCGACAGGGCATGTTCGGCGACGAATGCGTGGACCGGCTTTTGTGATCGCGCCGCCCGGATGCGGTCGGCCAGATCGAAGGCCCCGGCGACCTCACCCCCAAAGCTGTCGATGTCCAAGGCAATGCCGCGAACGCCGGGATCGGCGACGGCCGCTTGCAGCTGGGCAGCAATCCCTTCATACGAGGTTAGACCAGAGGATTGGCCGATCCACGCGCCGCGATGAACCAGCGTTCCCGCGATTTCGATCACCGCGATGCCGTCAATCATAGTGAAGGGCTGGGTGCCATTGCGCTGATGACGCTGGGCAAGGTCATTGCCGAAGAGCGAGGCCCGGGCTGGAAGAGCAACTGCGGTCTGATCGGAAGCGTCCGCGTCAACGCCATGGAACGTGATTTCTTGCCCGGTAATGCGCGGCCCCAGCCCGGACAGGAAGCTCAGCGCCTTGGCGGGATCGACCATCAACGGCGTGTTGAACGCGCGCTGGGCGATTTGCGCGTGGTGCATCATGCGCCCTCCTTGGGGTCGGGTTTTTCATCGGCGGTGTCGTCGGCCTCGTCGTCCTTGGCGCTGTCCTGATCCGCATCTTTCGCCGTGCCTTCACCCGGCCCTTGCGCGGGTGACCCCGGTCGCCGGAAGTCTAGGCCCAGCGCCGCTTCCCGTTTGCGTTCGGCGGCGATTTCGCGGTCGACCTGCTCGGCGTCGTATCCCCGCTCTGCCAAGGCTTGCGTCCGAGACTTCAGGCCCGCTTCGATCTGCAGGATCTCTGCCGAGGCGTCTTTCATCGGGTCAATCCAGTCCCACTTGGTCGGCAACCAGGCGCAGGCCTGATATTGGCGGCGCTGGTTGTCGTAGCCGGGCAGCTCCAAGGCACCCGACAACACGGCCGTGTCCATCCAGCGCACCCAGACGGCGCGGCAGAGCTGATAGACCAGCACGCCATGCTGCCAGGCCGAGATACGGCGGCGGAACTCGATCAGCGAAATCCGCGTGTTGGAGAAGTTCCCCTTGGCCGTGTCGCCGGTCAGATATCCGTAGGGCACGCCCAGTGCCGCTGCGATTTGCAGCAGGGTGCGGTACTGGAACGGCTCGTAGGTGCCGCCAGAGTCTGGTGTCGCCGGGGTCGAAACATCTTCGCCGGGATCGAGACGGACCACCTGGCCGGGTTCAACCTCCAGATCCTCCTCGGTCGGTTCCAGTGGGGTTTCCGGCGCGGGCGAGGTGATGAACATCGCGAACATCGCCGCGATTTTCTTTCGCTCCAGTTCGGCGTCGTCATAGAGGTCCAGTGTGAACAGCTTGACGATGGCGGCGGCGAACCGCGAGACGCCGCGCAGCTGGCCAGCCTCGACGGGGTCGAGGACATGGATCACGTCTGTGGCCAACACTCGGACAGTTTCGCCAGCAAGGCCGGGGTCGGTCAGATCGCCCGGATGGCGGCGCAGGAAGTGGTATGCGACGCGGCGGCCGATGCCATCGAATTCGATCCCCTGACGGATCAGCCCCGCGCCGGGCAGGGTGCGGTTCATATCCAAGGGCAGCATCTCGGCGGGCAGCATCTGCAGTTGCAGCGGCACCGTCAGACCGTCTTCCGCTCGGCGGGGACGGATGCGAATGAACACCTCGCCTGAAAGGAACACTTCTCGCGCCGCCCGGCGCTGCAGCCCGTAGAAATCGGTCAGACCCTCTGCATCGGCATCGTCAGTCCAGGCGAGCCACAGCGCCTGCAATTCCTCTTTCTTCGCGGCATCCGCGATGGTCGAAGAGGGCTTGATGCCATCGCCGACGACATTGCTGGCGAAGCTTTCCACCGCGTTTGCCGCATAGCCATTATTGCGCACCAGCCAGCGCGCCCGGGCGGTGATCGTGTCCCCCGAGGCCGCGATCAGCGTGTTCACATGCGCGCGGCTGGCGCGGAACCCGCGCAGGCGACGATGGGCCTGCGCGGCATCGAAGCCCCCGATGATCGAGCCGAGGCGCTGACGGAACGCTTCAAAGGCCATGGATCACAGACCCTTCGAGCCAACCGTGCCCCAGCGACGACGACGCGGTGTGCCGGAGGTGGCGGTTGCAATCCGGGTTTCCAGATCGCTGATGGCGCTCGCCAGTTCCGTGTCCGAGCCATAGCTGATCGATTTGCCGTCATAGCTGACCGAGCGGACGCCCGCATAACGGGCCTCCTGCAGCGCGGCCAACAGGGCGCGCATCCGTTCCAGATCCATCTCAGTCCCTCATGAAGTTCGGTGTGTAGGCCCGGCGTTTGCGCCGTGGCGTTGTCGGTGTTCCGGCCGTTGGCGCAGCGGGCGTTACAAGTTCAGTCGCGTTGGCAGGCGTGGGCGCCGGTCGGGTTTCCACCCCGGCCTGCGCTTCCAGCCGCCGCCAGGTTGCCTCGTCCCAGCGGTCGGCGCCCATGATCCATGCTGCCGCCCGGGCATAGACGCGGGCGTCCAGAGCCTCGTTGCGCTCCCTCATCTTCTGCCATTCGGGGTGGGCATAGCCGCGCTTGTTGCGCACCGTGACCAGCTGTTCCGCCACCAGCTGTTTCAGCCATTCGGTGTCGATCCAATCTGGCAAGTGAACAGTGCCGGGCGCGTCCAGCACGCCCAGCGCCCGGTCTTCGTCGCTCGGCCGCTCCAGCCGCAGGAAGCGGTATGTCTCGGTTTTGAAGGTGGCGGTGGCCACCGACCAGAGCCGCGCCCCGCGGCGAAGACGTTTGCCGCCGATGGTGGCATCCACAAAGGTCGGGCCCGAGACTGGCGTAGCGCGGTTGAAGCCTTCGAGACCTTTGATCGGTGCGACCTGGTCGAAGCCCTGTTTCCGCGCCCATGCGTAAACCGCCGGGGCTTCATATCCGGTGTCGATGGCCAGCTTGCCGATTACCATCACCGCACCGTTGGCGCAGCCCCATGTCCGCCCCAGAATGGCCGTCAGCTTGTCCCAGCAGGCTGGATCGTCGGGGCCGCCCGCAATCACGATGTGATCGACCAGCCAGGACTCCAAACCCCGGCCCCAGGCCCAGACATCGACCTCGATCCGGTCCTTTTGCACATCGACGCCAGCCGTCAGGAAAAGACCACCGACGGGAATCTGCGCACCGCCATAAGCTTCGCGGCGCTCGGCCAGCCGCTGCCACTCAGGGGCGTCGCCGCTCTCGACCCATGTTTCGCCCAGCAGGGTGTTGCGCGCCACACGCAGCATCTCCTCCGAGCCTTGGGCCGCCAGCCATTCCCGCGCGATCTGCTGCCAGCTTTTCCAGCCAAGCGGCGAGTAAAGCGCCGAGATATGGAAACCGATGGAATGCGGGTCAGCAGAAACGGCGGTTGCGCGCCACTCGCCTTGCTCCAGCATCCGCGTCTTGTGATGCTCGGCGATTGGCTTCTCGCAGCCCTCGCAGTGATAGGCTGCCGTGTCCGGCCGACCTTTGTCCCAGCGCAGGCGTTCAAACTGCAGCCATTGCATGTGGCCGCAATGCGGGCAGGGCACAAAATACCGGCGCTGATCGCTAGCCTCGAACTCGCGCTCGATCCGGGACAATCCTCGGATCGTCGGGGTCGACACCATGAACACCTTGCGCCGGTGCGAGAAGGTGGTGGTCCGCGCTTCGGCGAGTGTGACCGGGTCGCCCTCCTCGTCGGCCGAGGCCGGATAGGCATCGACCTCGTCCAGAAAGATGTAGCGCGCAGGCATCGAGCGCAGGCCGGTGGCGCTGTTGGCACCGGTCAGCACCAGGATGCCGCCGGGGAATTCCTTTGACAGCATCGAATTGCCCGCGTCGCGCGACCGTGCTGGGTTGACCCGTTCGCGCAGCGCCGGGCTATCCGCGATCAGCGGATCAAGACGACCGCGCGACGTGCGCTTGGCCAATTCCAGGCTCGGCAGCACGGCCAGCATCGGCCCCGGCGCATGGTGGATCACGAAGCCGATCCAGTTGTTGCCAGCCTCGGTCGCGCCGACCTGCGCCGCCTTCATGAAACTGATCCGCTGCGCCGGGTGGCGGGGTGACAGCGCATCCATGATCTCGCGCAGGTAGGGCGCGCGCGCTGTCCGGTATCGCCCCGGTTCGGCCGCACCGCGCGAGGAAAGCCAGCGATGTTCATCTGCCCATTCCGACACCGTCAGGTCCGGATCGGGACGCATCCCCTTGCGCCAGGAGCGCAGGATATCCTCGGCCCCGTCAAAGCCGAGGTCGAGGTCTGCGGTCAGATCATCGCTATCCGAGGGAAACTCGGAGATCGGCGAGGTGGTCGAGGTGCTGTCTGACATGGGCTTCCAACACCCTCTGCAGGATCGCGGCCTCGATGATCACCGGCTTGCCGGTTTGTTTTTCCACCCCCAAGGCCACCTCGGCCGCCATCAATGCTGCCACTCTGTTGGGCCAGGTGACCCAAGTATCGCGTTCCTGTCGGGCCAACCGGAACACCAGCGCTTCTGCGCGCGCCCGGTCGACCAGCGTGCCCTTCTTCTTCTGAATGCCAAGCTGCTTATCCTGCGCCTGGTAAACAGTCAGCGCCGTCCGGGCCTTCAGGTAGGACGAGCTGTCTGCAGGACCGCTGAACCCGCTGTCGCCGCCAGTGCTGCGGCGCTGCTGGTCCGGATCGGTCATGTCGGCCCGGCGCACATCGGACGCGGCTGCGTTGATCGACCCGTCGCTGTAAACCACCAGCCGACTGGCGCGGCGCGCCTTCTGGATGGCCCCACGCGACAGGCCGGAATGGGCGGAATATTCCCGCTCGGACATACCTTCCATGGCTATCGGATTGGCCTCAAGTTGTTGGAATTAAACATAAATGATCTGCTTATTCAGTTGATTACACTCCCGCCTAGAGCGATTCTGGCTGCAGGAAAACGATGCAACTCACCCCCGGAGACGACGCCATGACCACCAAGACCGCCCCCGCCAAAGCCCCCAGCGACGCCTTGCTGCTGGAGATCGTGACGAAGCACTTCCACAGCATCGAGACGCTGGAGACCCAGAACAGCGACCGTTTGGATTTCCACGATGTCGCCGTTTGGGCGATCCGCGCCGCGCTGGAAGCAGCCTACGCCGCTGGCGTCGCCGCCGCTGCGAAACGCTGAAGGAGGGCAGGGACATGACCATGGCCACCACCACCATCCGCATCGACATCGCCACGCTGCCCGACCATCTCGACCGCTCGCGCCCCAACGTGGTGGCGGAGATGATCGAAGCCGGGCTGCGCGAGGGCGGGATCACGGCCGACTGCTCGGACCTCTTCTCGCACATCAAGATCGACCTGCCGACCACGCAGCTGGCTGCCGCCAGCGCCGTGCTGGTCGATCTGCAGCTGATCTGAGGCGGCACCATGAGCACCCGCGCGCAGATCGCCATCCAGCTCGGCCCCGAGGAATGGGCGCATGTCTATGTCCATTTCGACGGCTATTCCGCCCACATGCTGCCCGCGCTGGCGCGCTGGAAACCCGAGGACATCCTCACCGCACGGGAAATCCGACAGGTCACACCCGAGGCGCTGGACTGCTTCGGCCCGCCCCGTGATCCCCGCATTCTGCCGCGCCCGACGCGGGAGTTTGCCCATCTCTACATGTGGATCGGATGCCAGTGGGTGCATGTGGTGCCGCAGGCCGATGCGCCCGGAGTGTAATCAGAAAGCACTGATATTGCTGGGATTTGCCTACACTAGCCGCCCCGCCAGAGCGATGGTGATTACACAAGAACGATGCAACTCACCCCCGGAGACGACGCCATGACCATCCGCCGCGCGACCGACAATGCCAAAGCCCTCGACGCCTTCATGACCACCAAGTTCCAGATCGACGCGATGCTGGAGCGCCTGAAGGCCCTGAGCGACGATCACTTCGAAGCCCACCCGGACGAGATCAACTGGGGCCACGTCGGCACACTGAACCACTACGCCAGCCTCCTGCGCCAGATCACTGACGCCGCCTTCAAGGAGGGCGAACATGCCGCTTGATCCCGCCCAGCGCCACCAGATCGAACAGGATGCAATCACCGCTGCATGGGAGGCCGAACGCCTCGCCGCCTGTGACGATGCCATCGCCCTGCTGCGTGAGATCGCCGATCTGGAACGAGACGACGACGGGGACGTGATCATCAGCACGGATGCCGACGGCCACAACGACCTGATGTCGCGCATCGCTGCCTTCCTTGCCACCCACGACTAGTAAGAGGAACCCGCCATGGCCAAACTCACCGAAACCCAGACTATCATTCTCAGCGCCGGGGCCCAGCGCCCCGAGAACATTGCCCTGCCACTTCCCAAGGGGCTGGCCGGTGCGGCGGCCAAGATGGCCGTGTCGAAGATGATCGAACACGGCTGGCTGCAGGAGGTCGACGCCAACTTGCGCCGCAATGAGCCGCTTTGGCGCGAAACTGGCGATGGCCATGGCACCACGCTGGTGGTGACGGATGCTGGCTTGCTGGCCATCGGGATCGACCCGGTGGTCGTCAAGACCGTTGTCGCCATCCGCAAACATACGGCTGAGATGCCTGCGCCCGCATTGCCTGCTGCCATTCAGCCGAAGCTGCGCACTGGCACCAAGCAAGCCACCCTGATTTCCATGCTGCGCGCGCCCGATGGCGCTACGATTGAGGAGATCATGACAGCTACTGGCTGGCAGTCGCACACGGTTCGAGGCGCGATGGCCGGGGCGTTGAAGAAGAAGCTGGGCCTCGAGGTCAGCTCGGAAAAGGATGACACGCGGGGAAGGGTGTATCGATTGCCTGCGGCATGACCCGCTTCCTTTTTGACTTCGACATGACCGCCGCCCAACCCGGGCGGCGGCTCTCATACATTGGCTGCGTCAGCTGAGGATCTTTGCGCAGTCTTGCCTGTTGCAATCTCCCACCTCCGCACGGCCACGTCGCAATAGATCGGGTCCAACTCCATCGCGAAACACCGTCGCCCTGCGCGTTCGGCGGCGACGATCTGGGTGCCGGAGCCGCAGAACGGCTCGTAGATCAGGTCGCCCGGATCCGAGAAAGCCGTCAGCACGGACTCGACGAGCGCCACAGGGAACACGGCCGGGTGCGATCCAGCCGCACCTAGCCCGCCCTTATGGCGCATGATGCGGAAGACGCTGTCAGGGATGCGGTGGCTTTGGATCGCGTTGCCGGTTCCGGTCTTGGCGTGGACGGTGCCGTCGGCTCCGCGCAGACCACCGCCGCCGAGGGTTTCGCCCGCGTGCTTGGACGGGACGGTCTTGTGCGGTTTTCGGGGCGCGCGGTTGAAGTGGAAAATGAACTCGTGCGACGGGGCCAGGCGGCCGTTCCAGTCGCCCGGCAAGCCGGGCCCCTGATCCCACACATACCAGCCAAACCGTCGCCAGCCAGACGTGCGCATCCATTCCACCCATCCTTCCCAATAGGGCTGCCATTCGCTGTCGCGATGCACGAGGCCGAGGTTGACCAGCAACTGGGCCTCGGCGGTGACCGGCGCTGCGGCGAACACGCCCTGCATCAACGCATCCCAATCCCCGACTTTTTCCTTCGCCGCGCCATAGTCGCGCTGCTGGGCATAGGGCGGCGAGGTGAACATCAGCGTGGCCTGTTCGCCCTCCATCAGCCTGGCGACAGCGACAGGATCGGTGGCGTCGCCGCAGCAAAGCCGATGCTTGCCCAGCGCCCAGATATCGCCCGGCTTGGTGATGGGTTCAGCGGGCGGTTCGGGGATGGCATCGGCCGCATCGTCGTCGATCACCGTCCTGTCGTCGTCGCCCGCGTGCAGCAGGGCGTCCAGTTCATCCTCCGGAATCCCGATCAGCCCAAGGTCGAAATCCTCGGCCAGTAGCGCCTGCAGTTCTTGCAGCAGAAGCGCCTCGTCCCAGCCGCCCAACTCGGTCAGCTTGTTGTCGGCGATGCGATATGCCCGACGCTGGGCTTCAGTCAGATGGCCCAACACGATGACAGGGACCTCGGACAGGCCGAGGTGGGCGGCGGCCAGGATGCGACCATGGCCCGCAATCAACTCGCCGTCGGCCGCCACCAGCACCGGGACGGTCCAGCCGAACTCGGCCATGCTGGCAGCGATCTTGGCCACCTGATCGGCATCGTGGGTCTTGGCGTTGCGGGCGTATGGTTTCAGCCGGGAGATGGGCCAATGCTCGATCCGGCCCGGCGGCAGGTGCAAGTTCATGCCGCCAGCCTTTTCGCCTTCAGGTCGGCAAAGGTCTCGCCGGTATCCGCCAGCACGGCATTGGCGCCGGTGAACTGCTGCCAGCGCTCGATGGCCACATCGACATAGGCAGGGTTCAACTCGATCCCGAAACACACCCGACCGGTGGTTTCCGCCGCGATCAGCGTGGTGCCGGATCCCATGAAGGGTTCGAACACCGCCTGACCCGGGCTGGAATTGTTCAGGATCGGGCGGCGCATGCATTCGACCGGTTTCTGCGTGCCATGCACGGTGGCCGCGTCCTGGTCCTTGCCGGAGATGTGCCACAGCGTCGTCTGTTTGCGGTCCCCCGCCCAGTGGCCCTTGCCGGTCTTCTTGACGGCATACCAGCAGGGTTCATGTTGCCAGTGATAATCACCCCGGCTGAGGACAAGGCGGTCCTTGGCCCAGATGATCTGTGACCGGACGGCGAAACCCGCCGCAACCAGGCTCTCGGCCACCTCGCCCGCATGCAGCGCGCCGTGCCAGACATAGGCCACGTCGCCGGGGAACAGCGCCCATGCTTCGCGCCAGTCGGCCCGGTCATCGTTCAGCACCTTGCCGGTGCGCTTGGTCTTGGCTGCGCCCGCCTGATTGCGCCAAGACGGATCGTATTCGACCCCATACGGCGGGTCGGTGACCATAAGCAGCGGGCGAACATCGCCAAGCAAGCGCCCGACCACATCGGCGGATGTGCTATCGCCGCAGATCAGCCGGTGCGATCCAAGCTGCCACAGGTCACCCGCCAACGACACCGGCGTAACCGGCGGTTCGGGAATGTCGTCCTCGCCCTCGACCGCGTCACCTTCCACCTGATCCGGATCCCGCAGCAAGGCGTCCAAGTCTTCGTCGGTGATCCCCAGCAAAGACAGGTCGAAATCCTCGGCCAGCAGCCCCGCGATTTCATCGCGCAGCATCGCCTCGTCCCATTCGCTCAGCTCGGTCAACTTGTTGTCGGCGATCCGGTAGGCCCGTCGTTCGGCTTCGTCGAGGTGACCGAGCCGGATCACAGGCACGTCGGTCAGCCCCAGCATGGTCGCCGCCAACACCCGGCCGTGCCCGGCGATCAGTTCCCCATCGTCAGCCACCAAGCAGGGCACCGTCCAGCCGAACTTGGCCATGCTGGCAGCGATCTTGGCGACCTGGTCCGTGCTGTGGATCTTGGCATTGCGGGCGTAAGGGCGCAGCCGGTCGAGAGGCCAAGTCTCGATCTGGCTCGGCGCAAAGACCAGGTCCATCGGGTCGCTTCCATCTGGGGCAGAGCGGACACGCCGATGCGCGCTAGGCGATGCCAGCGTCAGAATCAGGATCCGCGATGTGGGGAAAACCAAAGCGCCCGCGAGGGGTTCCTCCGGGCGCAATTCTTCGATGATCAAGGGGTAGGTCAAGGGGGGCAGCTTTGTCAAACGAAAAATACACGCGGATTCAATGGCTTCCCGGCAGGTGGCTTCCGCTGGCTGGCTTCCGACAAGGTGGCTTCCGCAAAATGGATTCCGTGGATTCCGCCAAGAATCCAGCGCGCCAAGATCGTGATTCCGCAAGCCTTTGATAATGAGTCGCTTTTTCCAAGATCACCAGGCAGGTGGATTCCGCCTGGCTTCCCCGGTGAAAATGCCTGTCGCTAGCGAAACGCCGCGCTGCGCCCCCCCGCATACACTTGGGGCCAGGGAGGAACCATGCCAAGGGGGGGCCTACCCGCTGTACCCATCACGTAGTTTCAATTCAACCGACTAAGTCCAACAGTGGGCAATCCACCAATCGGCCGTTTTCCTTTCGCAGGGTCCTTGATGCAGGGCGACGGGATCGGCCGGAGTAGATCGATACGAACTAGAGGCCGGTTTGTTCAGGAAGGAGTCAAATCCGCTCGGACGAGAACCCCATAAACCGCAATAAACGATTCAGGTAATTTTGCCCCATCCAAGCGCGCGCTCTGACGTGATATGACGAAGTGGGGCGGAAGTAGCTCCGTTCTGTACTTGCGACCTGAGCCCTACACTTTGTCACTGCCCAATCCACGCCTCGCTAGATCGTCCGCCTGTTCTCGCAGTTCTAACAGATGTTCCTTTGTGGACTTAAGTAGCGCATCACGCACATCGCTGGGTGGAAGCTTATGCAGCTCTGCCTCATAGTCTTCCCCGTTCCGGACAAACCTCATCGTGGCATCCAGCAAAACACGATAACCGCTACGTTCCCTCGTAGACATTAGTGAACTCCATTCCTCTGTTAAAGATCAAGGCCGCCAACGATCTCTGAAGGAAGAATCGCATAGCTTGCTGTTGGGCTAGGATTGTAAGGCAGTTTTACCCCAAAGTGACAATCTGGCCCCCCAACAACCCTATCATGCGAGGCCGTGCCAACGCGAAGTGAAATGGCGTTGCCTCGACGGGCTGGAAAATTAGCATCAGTCGGCAACATGACAACAACATCTCCCACCTCAATTGCTCCGTTTTCTAAATGAAAACAAACAATGTTCCCTCTAAATTTATGTTGCGGGACCCCCAAATTCTGCAAACGACTCTTCTCTGCACTTAAGCGAATTACTTGATCCTCAAACACCTCATGAAGTGCTCCTCCATACATCCGAAGGTGGTCTACTCGATCAAGTAACAACGAGTGATCTTCAATATCATCGATGCTATTTACGCCATGCGCTATTCTATTTCGACGGGTGACAAGATCATCGACAAACAAAAAAACACTCTTTGCTTCCAGATCTCCAACTGTCGGGGCTTCACTGCCATTTCTTTTCAAATAGAAAGCCTGATAACTCTGTGAATTAATAAGTCGCCTGGGTGTAACGGAGATCCCCATGTTTGCAGCTAAAGTAGTCATTCGATCAAAAGACATGTTGGCTGTTCGGAGAGTAAATGCTCTAGAGTTTAACTCATATCGCATAGCCCGCCCACGGCACATTGCAAGTCGCCGAACGATGACATTGACATCCTCCGGCTCGTGGACCCGTTTCATCTTGATCGCAGTCATATATTCAACCGATAGATCATGATGCTTGAGGCGAATTGCCTCGGGTATATTGTCAAAGCGACCGCAAACTTTTGGTAGAAACCTCAAGTATGACAAAAGCATTGATTCGACGTATTGCTCCATGGCTCCGTAAAGCGCTATTATAATGGAGATGTACTGATACTTGCGCTGAGAAGTTCGCCCCTGTAGGAGGTTTCTAGACATTTCAACGATGTCAGTGTAAGGCTCGCCGAGTGCAGAGATCCGCGGATAGAGAGCGTCAGCGCCCAGATGGGAATTAATTAGCGCGGAAATCTCATCTAGCTCACCTTCAAGTGTGAGAAGATCACTCTTCATGCAATGTTCTCTAATAAGTAGGCTCGGTAGGCTTGTTCGCGTGCCGTAAGATCTGCAGCGTTTACGTTTCGACCACCGAATATTTCATAATTCTTCTTGTAGAACTCCGGAAGGCCATCACGAATTGCGGGCGCAGCAGCCCTTAGGTCCATTGCCCGGTAAGTCAGCGTGCTAAAAACAAACATCAAAGGCTCGTAGGCCGCAAGCGTTGCACGCTGCAGCCAATTCCAGGTTTCGCTACCTTCTTTCCCACGCTTTCGATAGAGCCAGAAAGCTTGCTCACCAAGAACATCTTCGATAAGGTTGATCGTATCAATGAAAATTGTCGATAGCGATGAAATCGTCACATCCGAAAAAGAGGCGTTTCCTAACTGTAAGTAGCGATCAAGAAATCGCTTCAATGAATCACCAGATTGCCTGACCTGCAAGCGCTGCCTATTTGCAAAAAATCGAAGCACCAACTCTACATCGTACATTGATCGAAAATCTTCGTTGCCGATAAGTTCGCTAGGCAAGGTGTAGTCTTTTCTTTCCGCTCGGGCTTGCACTTCATCTTCAGTCGGCTCTGCAATGTTCCAAAGACGGCAGAACGCTGGGGTTCTAGATAGACGCAAACACGCTTCATTTAATGGCCCGTTGAATAGTGCGTTCCTAGATTCTTGGTGAGACAGGCGCACACCACCGCTGTTTAACCGCTCAAAAACGAGCTGCTTTAGGCGCAGCGCTTCAGTGTCGTTCCGTGCAGTCTCTTTGAGAAGAATTATGGAAGAAATATAGCGTCGATCAATTCCCTCACGGACCTTATCTGGCAGTTCCCGATATTTTTTACCGTTTAGTTCGGGCCACTCAGAAAGACCAGAGAGAGAGAATTCATTCTTGTAGTACTCACTAACTGCAGTCAGTCGCTGAAGTCCGTCCATCACTTCATATTTCGAGTAATCATATTCATACAAGAATACTGGTGGTATCGGAACGTTCATTATCAAAGATTCTATTAGTCTAGATTGCTGATCACGACTCCAGCGATGCCTCCTTTGATACTCTGGCGAAAGGGTGTACGAGTCACTTTCGGCCATGGCAGCAACGGTATTGATGGGATATCGAGCTTGCTCAGTGACAATGCGAATGTCGCCCTTTACATATTTTTCGTTGATCACAGCATCTGACATTTTTAATTTCACGCCAGAATCTTCGCTTGGAAGCTCCAGCGCTTCGTCGGGGAGGAGTTGGATTGCAATCTCATCTGACATTCGGGTCGTCTCCTCTGCGTGATCATTGATGCCAGCTGTACGTGATTGTGCTCGCTTAGCTGGTGTATCGCTAATCCGTGGTCTTGTTGATGCTCGGTCGAGTCACTCTGCTGCCGCAAGAATTTCTGGTTCAGCAACTGAGGTCTCGGCGAGGATGCTGGCAAGGCGCTTTTCAATATCCTCGAAAGCAAGGCTCTCATGACCAGCAGCAATCAATGCCTGGCTGGCTGCGATGACAAATTGATCCGCACGAGAAAGTTGCAGCCCACCTGCCCTGAGGGTTTGGCCCAATACACTAGTTCGGCCGATAACCTCTTCTTGACAGTACGGTTTCGGCTCAATGCCAGTGCGCTTTCGGCATACCAGGATAGCATCCAAGCTAATCGGGTCTTTGGCGGCACTCTTGGGACTGGCAGCGCGTAGTTCTGCATGAACAGGGTGCGCGGCTACGACGCTCAGTCCAGCATGAGCCAAAGCACAATAAATGGCGGCCCAACCTTCAGGACGAGAGTGATGGAAACTGAATGCTAGAACGCCGTCGTCTTTCAGTACTCGACGGCTCTCAGCAAAAACATAGCTAAGATGTTTCGCAAACGCCTGGGGATCCTTGTCCTGTACCTCGCCTTTGGCCGAAGAATCTTCGCGCTGAAACCACGGATAGGTGGCTTTGAGGGCAGGTGCTAGCCATGCAAAAAAGAAGTCACTGAGCTCACTGTAATGCACAAAATCGAAGTAAGGCGGATCCGTGATTACCGCGTCGATGCTTCGATCTGGAATAGGTAGTGAGGCGCTGTTGCCATTTAGAATAAGCGCTGCACTGCCATCAATTTCCTCTAGGTCTCGCCAGCTTTCTGACAGTGCCGGTGAGATGGGAGCGCTTGCGATGACCTTCGATGTGCCCGCTCTTGCCCCTAGAAGGTCGTTTTCCAATCTTAGCTCGAAGGGCTCCAGAAGGTAGCGTTTGGCGCGCAGAAGGCGTGACTCAAAAAGTGACGTGAAGGTGCCGCTGCTACGGTTGCTGCCCCATATGGAATTTTCCAGGGGCGTTCGCTCTGGTTTTAGAATATGGTTGGAAAACATATGCCGGACTGCTCCAGTGCCTTCACCCTTAAAACTACAGAACAGGTTGTTAAACTCTAGTGTGCTTGAGAATAGGCACAATAGCTGCTCTCGGATGGCCCGGTCTTCCAATCGCATAATTGCCTTGAGGAGAAGACCAAGACAAAGGAGTTGGCGATCGTTAAAGAAATCACGCCAAGCGTAATAATTGTAGCCTCGCGCTTGGTCGGTATTGTGGCCGGGCCGCACAGGGAATGTAGGGAGCGGGATGTCTTCGGTCTTGAGCCGCTCAGCGGCCTCAGTGAAGAGAGAATGGTCTTCTTCACTGGCAGGGACATAGATTTTCGAGCCGTCTGGACGCAGCGCCATCAGGGCATAGAGACGGTGCCGCGGTGGTGCAGATACAGGTAGAAGACTTTTTATCTTGTAAGTTTTGCCTTCGCATGTTGTCAGGCTTTGTCCAGACGCTGGTCCTTGCTGTGGGTTGAAATGATTTCCGCACCCGGTGCAGACAACCTTGGTGGCATCGTAGCGATCCTGAAAAATAGCCCAGCACTCCGGGCAAACGATTTGCGCACGGGGCTTTTTCTTGGGGTACGCGTCTTGGGCGAACACGTAGCGGGCAAAAAGTGGCACTTCCTTGCCACATGGCGTGTCCAACACTTTAACCCAGAAGGCATAGAGCACTGGAATCAGCGATCCTGTTTCGGGGTCCCGGGTCTGGTAGTAACGCCGAATCTGTGGCGCTATCTCAGCTTCCAGATCTTCAAACGCGCTGCGCAATGCGGTTTCCGATACTGGAGTGAGAGCTTGTCGCACTAGAAAGGTGCTCACTGGGTTAATGTCGCAGCCGACGACTTTCGCGCCTAGTTTGAGGCTTTCGCCCAAGGTGGTGCCACTGCCCATGAAAGGATCGAGCACAATTTTGCCTTTCAGATTATGCGTCTGGTAGAAGTCATCCCACATTCCCTTGCCGGGAGGGCTAAGTGCGGCAAGCGTGATGGCTCGGAAAACAGAACCTAGCCGTGTCGCCCACCATTTGTGGATGTGGTAGAGGGGCCTATTTATCTCTTTGCGCCAACTCTCCTGCTCGCCAAGCTGGCTCACTTCCAAGATCGGAAACCCAGTTTCTAGGGCACTCGTAGGCGCGTATGGTGTTAGGCCGCTCATTCATCATCCCCACTATCTGGGTCTAGCAAATCGAGCGGTATGGGTTTTGCGGCACTCATGCTGACGGGCTTATTAGCCTGCGTTTTGAGGCGATATGCGACGAAATGGTGCTGGGTTCCGGCGCGGGGGTTGGGTATCTTCTCGGCTCTTAACTCGTTGGTGCGCAGGTCAAAAGTGTAGCCTGCGACGAGGCTCGGCGCCTCTACTCGGGTGAGGCGACCGACTTCTTGGAAGCGATCATCCTCACCGAAGCCCTCGGGTACAATGAGGGTCATCATGCCGGTCGTGCCCTGCGTTAGGGCGAACGGGGTCGGTGCGACATACATTTTCCGGTCTCGGATCATGATATCGCCGTATGTACCAAATCCCTTCACGCTCTTATTCTTATGAACATAGTTGTGATCGGCGTTCAAAAAATCGCCATGGCAAACGACAAGGTCAACAACTGGATACTGCTTGCGGCCATTCTCTTGGTCGGCATATGGCTTTAGGTCAGCTGGATAGCGTCCGAAAACGTAAAAGATATCACGTCCGTTATGCTGCCCTGTTGGCACTTGGCTATTGGAATCGTAGTCTCGCTCACGTCCAGGCCAGGCTAGACCTTTGATCTCATAGCCTTCAGTAAACTTTACCAAACTGAAGTCAGGATATGTGTTGCGTCCAGATCCTTCGAAATTAAGGCCAAGAACACTCAGACGCTTTTGAAACCAGTTCTGAAAGTGGAACTCTTTATCATTTGCGCTAACGGATTCAATGAGTTCACCATTGTGAACTGCATCGCTGCATTGCGCGAAGACATCAAAACAAGTCGTTTTTGGCACTATGTTCTCTCTGTTCTTATTCATGATCTACTAGCATCAACCTGTGTTGGGATACTCTCAGACAATGCTGTTGGATGTTCATAGATTGACGCCTTCTTGAAAACCCCCAACTGTCGTGGTGGCGATGGAAGATTAACTCTGGTCGGTAGATGGGAGATAGCCTCGCCATGTTCCTGCTCAGCTTCAGCTAGCTCAAACTGCGCTTGAAGACTCAGCCAAAAATGTGGGTCTGTCTCAAACCAATGCCCTAAGCGCAAGGCAGTGTCGCCAGTAATGCTGCGTTTCCCCGCAATTATTTGGGATATCCGGTTTGACGGAACATCTATTTGTCGAGAGAACTCGGTGGGTGAGATGCGAAGCGCTGCAAGTTCGTCTTTCAGTACGATACCAGGATGTACGGATCGCGCGTTGTTCATGGCCTAGCCCCATTCTGGCGTTACTTTTCCGGAGTCTGGATCACCTGCTTGAGCATAGAGGCTATAGACGATGTACGTCAATCGTCGAAGTCAATATGTTGTCCCTGAGGGCATTTCAGACCACTGCATCTGCGATCCAGCGGCATGCGTTTACCATCTGGTGTTCCTGTCAGCCACTTTGCCAAGGTTTCGCCCTTGGCATCGCCGCCGTCACCTCGACTTCCCGCAGCATCGCGCCCGCAAGCAGCCCATCCTGGACCCAATCCAGCGCCTGCCACCAATCCTCATAGCCGCGTCGGGCGGATGCGATCTGTTCTGGATGTGGCCGCCAAGTGACGGGGCACGCTAGGACATCGACCGTTCGCCACTTGCCGCGCGTTTTCACCCGCTCGGTGCCGACGACGATTGTCGTTGCCCGCTCGCCATGCTGGTTGTTCTTGGTTTCCAACGGGACGCAACGTGGGACGACGCCCGGCATCCAGTCCGGGGTCATGCCTGCACGCGCCAGTTCGGCCACCTGGATAGCCATGCGAATGCCGCCGAGGCTGTCGGGCATGCCTGCGACGGTGGCGGCGATCACTTCGGCATCGGGGTGGGTGTAACTGCCCATCTTGTGCTGGCCGCCGTCCACTTTGCATCCAAGCATGGCGCGTTGCAGCAGGACGTATTCGAGGCCGAAGCCGAAGCCTTCCTCGGTCACGTCCTTTGGCGGCGGCAGTTCTAGTTGCGCCTGTTCCACACGGAATGCCCATTCCAGCGCCGCCTGCACGCCCAGCGCCCGCTTCACTTTCGTGCTGCCTGCGGGCCCAATCCGCCCATAGACGCTCATGGCTGCATCCCCTCAAACAGGGACATCTGCGCAGGGTGCTGGGCCTTGTCCATCGGTCGCCAGATCCAGGGACCCAAGGCCATGGGCAGTTGCGAGAGAGCGCCACGCATGTGCTGCTGCCAAAGGGTGAACTCCGTTGCCGAGCAGGCGCAGAGCGCGTGCCCGATGGGCCAGCCCATCAGCCATCCGACGAAGAGAGGGTTCAGCCGCCGCCGTGATCGGCCCTTCAGGATGCGCCGCGAGACGGCGCGCCCATGCGAGGCAATCATCGAAGCCCAGAGCGGGCGCGAGATCGGGGCGTGCGAGCAGAACCGATGCCCACCCGACGTGATCGCCGGGGCCGGGCGGGTGAAGCCCTGTTCCGCCATGTAATGCAGGATATCCATCCGGGACTTGCCATCCGCCCGGGTGATGCTCGCCTCGCTGGATCCCTTCCAGTTCTGGGCGGCCGGTGTCGGCCATTGTGCCGCCTGCGCTGGCAAGGGCGGTGTCCCGCCCGAGCCATAGCTCTGGCCCGGCCCACCCTTCGCGCCATCTGTCGCCTTGGGCGTCGACCAGTTGGTGATGCCCAGCGCCAGCGCCTCCGCCTTGCGGGTGAAGTCGCTGTTCCCGGCCGGGTTGTAGTTCGCGGTGCCGGGATGCAGGCTCATCGGTGTGGGCCAGGATGAAGACGCGCAGCCGCTGGTGCGGCGCGCCAATTTCTGCCGCCGAGAACAAACCCGCCGCAGGCGTGTAGCCCATTGCCCAAAGCTCTCGCAGGACGGTTTCAAGCCCGAGGGTGAAGTGACCGGGGACGTTTTCGAGAAAGACCCATTGGGGGCGGCATTCCCCGATGACACGGGCGACGTCGGGCCAGAGGTGCCGGGGATCGTCGGCACCAGCACGCTTTCCGGCTGCGCTGAACGGCTGGCAGGGATACCCGGCGAGGATGATGTCGAAGGCGCCGCGGAGGGGACGGGCATCGAAGCTGCGGAGATCATCCCAAATTGGGGCTGGGGCGAAATACCCGGCGCGCTGGGCGGCGATGAGGACCGCGCGCGGCCAGTCCTCCCACTCGACAAAGGCGCGGGTGTGATAGCCGGGTTCGGCGAGCATGAGGCCCAGATCAAGGCCTCCGCCGCCTGCGCAGAGGGACAATCCGTGCCGGGGACGTGACACCATGACATTCACCGCACTCCCCGCATCCGGAGGCGTTCGGGCGTGACGAGGCCGCGCACCAGCATCAGGTCACGAATGCTGTTGTTGATCGCGCTGACCGGCAGGTACCCGTCCGCGTTGACCATCTTGGCGTAAAACGCCGCCTTCTCGTCGTCGCTTAGCCGGGGAGGATCCTCGCGTTTGCGCCGCCGTTTGGCCTTTTGACCCTTGGCGGTTGCGATGGCCGCCTGCGCATCGCGCTGGGCGGCACGTTCCATGAACCGGTCTAGGGCTTTTGGCCCATCGGGCGGGTTCGGATGATCGGCCCGGGTCTCGACGGCGACCTCGACGATCCGTTTCGGCGTCAGACCGAGGTCATCGATCCAGCGCCGAACGTGTGTGCGAGCTGGCCAGCCCTGCCACCAGGCGGGCAGGGTGGCGTTGGCGGCAAAGCCCAGCGCAGCGAGCAGTTCTGCGAAGAACCGATCAAATTCGGCCTCGCGCGCAGCCGCGTCCTCCTCCTCCTTTACTGGTTTACTTAGTGGTTCTCTTACAAGGTTAGTGTCCGGATTCCGGACACGGCTTTCGGCATTTTCCGGACACGGGTCAGGGCAAAATCCGGACACGGGTTCTCGCGGATTGCCGTGTGCGATTTCCGGACACGGCTCGGGCAGATCAGCAGGGATGGTGGCGATTTCAGACGCAGTTTCAGCATCATGGCCGAAGGGCAAAAACCCGTGTCCGGTTTCCGGACATGGCTCTGGATCATGTGGTGCAAAGCCTTCCTCGAACCCCAGGATGTAGCGTGTCGGCAGCTGGCGCTTGGTGACGGGATCGATGCGCGGCACCCGCCGCAAAAGATGTTCGGCTTCCAGCCGGTCGAGATGTTCATTCAGGGTGGACCGGCTGATCTCGCAATCATGGGCCAACCGGTCCTGCGAAGGGAAGCAGCCGAAGTCGGGGTTGAAGCGATCACACAGGTGCCAGAGAACGATCTTGGTCGTCGGCTTCAGCCCGCGCCGCTGGATGGCCCAGTTGGTGGCGTCATGGCTCATCGCGCGGCCCTCCGCGCTGGCAGCTGCACACGGCTGGTGAAGCCATTGTCTGCCAGAGCGCCCAGGGCATCGTCGACCGAGCGCACCAGCGCCCAGCCAAAACCCTGCGCGCAGACGGTGTCGCGGAACACCTTTTGCGATTTGCGCAATCGGCCGGTTTCGCTTTTGACCTCGAGAAACAGCACGCGGCCGCCGGAGATCACGATCAGGTCGGCAAACCCGGCATGCACGCCCATGCCGACAAGGATCGACTGGCGCTTCGCGCCGCGGGGCCCAGCCTCGGTCACCTCGTTGACGCAGTGATGGACGATGGCGTCGCGGGGCAGGGCGAAGCGCAACGCTTGCACGATGGCGCGCTGGGCGTCGGCCTCGGGGGTGCTGCGCCGGTTCATGTGGCACCTCCGTTCGGGAACGCGGCCGCCGCGATGGCATGCAGCGGGCGCCGATCCAGCAAGCGCAGCAGTTCGATGGCGTCACCACATTCGCGGGCATCGTCGGTCTGGCCGACGACGACGCGGGCGGCGAGGATGACCAAGGATTCGGGATGCTGGCTGGCGTCTGCCAAGACGCCGCGCGCTTCGGTCAGGCGGTCATGCATCCAGTCGCCGGTGGCCGACGATGGGACAATGGGCGGGTGGGACAGGAGCTGGTTCAT